GGGCTTACCCAATCTGCTGACAATAGCGGTGTATTACAGTTAGCATCGGGTGCTGGTAACTTAGTTACTGTTCCATCGGTAACAGGCACAGCAATGGTTAGCGGTAATATGCCAGCGTTTAGTGCTAGTCGTTCAGGTTCAGACCAAAGCATTTCAAGTGCAACATGGACAAAAGCACAATGGAATAACGAACTTTTTGATACTAATAATCGTTACGACCCAACAACAAATTACAGATTTACACCAAATGTTGCTGGTTATTATTTGTTTACGATGACTCCTTTGGTGGGAGTGTCAAGCAGTTTTACAGATGTGTATATTCAGTTTTATATAAATGGTGCTGGAAACAATCAATACGCATATTTTCAGCCAAACGGAACTACTATATCGCCATCTTTGCAAATAATAATTTCTATGAATGGAACAACAGATTATATAGAATCATATATTCGTATAACAGGAACAAGCCCAGTAATTTACGCTGGTGGTGGAGTATTTAATGGTGTTTTAGTGAGGGCTGCATAATGACTTTATACGAAAAAATTAAATCAATTTATCCATCATTAACAGATGTAGATTTTCATGCTATTAATGGGGTTATTCAACTTCAAAACGACTCAGACGGCAAAGGCGATTACATAAAAGTTTGGAATCATCCAACCTTGCCACGACCAACAGATGAGGAGTTAGTATAATGCCTATAACCTTAGACGGCACAAACGGAATAACAACTCCCATGTACAACGGGAGTATTACTGCTAATGCGGTAACTCCATCCGTAGGAGCAAAATAATAATGTTCTATGTTTACGAGCATATTCGTAAAGATACTAACATTCCTTTCTATGTTGGAAAGGGTAAGGACTATCGTGCCAACTCCAAGCAGAATCGCAACATTTATTGGAAGCGTGTTGTTGAAAAAGCAAACGGCTACACCATCAATTATTTAGCCAAAGACATTGACGAAGAACTCGCCTATTTGTGCGAGCAAGAACGCATTGACCAGTTAAAGCGACTAGGTTACAAGCTGGCTAATTTGACAGTAGGTGGTGAAGGTGCTGGTGCTGGTGAATTGCATCATATGTGGGGTAAGCCACACCCACAAAAAGGCATTAAAAGACCTTGGCTCAGAGAACGCTATCTTGGTGAAAATAACCCGCAATGGGGTAAAAAGTTTTCAGAAGAAACACGAAAGCAGATGTCTATTAGCAGAACAGGCAAGAAGCTCAATAGACCGCTTGGAAGCAAGTCAGGCATGAAAGGTAAAGCTTACCCTGAAGAAGGCAAAAGAAAGCTATCAGAAGCCCTTAAAGGCAGACCATGTCCAACTAAAGGCATACCGCACACAGAAGAAACCAAAGCCAAAATGTCCGCAAGCCAAAAGGCTTATTGGGCAGAACATGATAGTCCTAACAAAGGTCGCAAGCATAGCGAAGAAACTAAAGCTAAGATGCGTGCATCAAGAGCAAAAAGAGTTTACACAGACGAGGATAAAATGAAAATCAGTCAAGCTGTTAAGGCATGGCATCAAAAGCGTAAGGAACAAGTATGACTACAATCATTAACGGCAGTTCGCCATCTATAACTTTTTCTGATGGCTCGGCACAAACAAGTGCTACAAGACCATTCCTCAACCGCATCATCAATGGCGGACAAGTCATTGACCAAAGAAACGCTGGTGCGGCAGTAACTATATCAAGTAATGGCTCTAGTTATTTAACAGACAGATTTAGAGCCGATGCACCTGTTGACCAATCAATGACATTTCAACAGCAAACTTCAGTTATTCCTACTGGATTTTCTTATGCGTTAAAAGCTACAGCAGGAACTGCAACAACAACTGCAACTAATCAACCTTTATTAGCCCAGTTTATTGAGGGTTTTAATATGGCTGATTTTGGATTTGGAACGGCTAACGCTAAAACTATTACATTGTCGTTTTGGGTCAGGTCTAGTTTAACTGGAACATTTGGTGTTTGTTTTGAAAACAATAATGCTGATAGAGGATATATTGCAAGTTACACAATTAACTCAGCAAATACTTTTGAATACAAAACAATAACGATTGCTGGCGATACAAGCGGAACTTGGGAAACAACTAATCAAAGGGGTCTTGCTGTATTTTTTGACCTTGGATTTGGAACAACTTACTCGTCAGCCGCAAGTACGGCATGGGCAAATGTGGAGCGTGGATTAACTGGTGGTGTAAAGCTAGCGGCAAATACTGGTGCTACATGGTATGTCACAGGTATCCAACTAGAGGTAGGCTCTACAGCTACTAGCTTTGATTACAGACCTTATGGTACTGAATTAATGCTTTGCCAACGCTATTATTATGGTTTGTCGGGTTCAGGAATACCAATTATGATAGGTCAAGCATATACAACTTCTGCCGCTATTGGTGCATTTGTAACACCAACAGAAATGAGAGCAATACCTACTCTTTCATACAATAACCTTAATGCTTGGACTTCAACAGGTTCTGCTAGTGGTGCTACAACATGGACTATTGATAGTGGTTCTTCAAACAAACTGTTGCGAATAACTGCTTCAGGCGGCTCAGGTTTGGTTGCTGGAAATGCTTCAGGTATGTATCTTAGTAATTCTTCGTCATATTTTAATTTATCTGCGGAGTTATAAATGTACAAACTAATAAAAGGATTTCAAAATAGTATTGGTTTGATTAAAAACAAAGAAGATGGAAGTTTTATGGCTATTCCAACAGACCCAGCCAACACCGACTACGCTAACTTCAAAAAAGAAGTCTTAGCTGGTGCAGAACTGCAAGATGCCGATGGGAATGTGATGACGGATGCTAGTGCGTACATTGCGACTTTGCCATGAAACAAACCATTCAAGCTAGAACTTTAGATAGCGGGCTGATTGAGCCACACCACGAAGTCGAGATTGTCTGTGCCGCCTGTGGATTTGACTTAGATGAATCTGAATTAGATGCGGACTTCTGCTCAGACTGTGGTGCGCCACTAAACTTAAAACAGCATATTTTGATCCATGCAACATCTGTTCCAGCCGCTGGCGGAGAGGTATTTTAAATTGAGCTATGGCAGACGAACTTGGGTTGTCGGCTGGTGCTAAGGGCATCAGTGAAGGGATAAAAACTGGACGGGAAGCTGGTCGAGAGATTGGCAAGAACATCGAGGAAGTACAGAAGGAAGCAGTAGATGTTGCAAAGCAGCAAGCAAACGCAAGGATTCGTGAGCGTAGAGAAGCAGAGTTAAAGAAGGAACGGGCAATATTTAAAGCCCTTGAGGAGTACAAACACCGCAAGAAGATAAGCGATGAAGAGTACAAACTAAGGGTGGACTTTATAAAGCAGCACGGCACCAAAGAATGGCAGAAGGTGCTAGACATCAAGACCGAGATTGAACGGCTTGAGAAGGAAGACAAGAAGTACTTTGATGCCGAGTTATCAAAGGTTAAATGGGTGCAGTTCTGGTGCTTTTTGGTAGCTGCTTGGATTGCTTATTACATAGTATGGGGGTCTAAAAGATGAATATGCAAGACGTACTAAAGGCGGTTATTCCGATCTTAGTAGCCTGTATAGCGTGGCTACTCGGTCAAGTATCCTCATTTCAGACCCGCCTGACCCAGATTGAAGGCAAGATGCCAGCGTTGATTACCTCTGAAGGCATACCAACAGACAGCCCTATATCAGCCGAGCGCAGGGCAAAGATGCGTGAGGAACTGTACAAAGAACTCCATGACCTCCATGTGCGGGTCAAACTCCTTGAAGAAAGAGGAAAGAAATGATTACCCTATTTACTACCCTTATATCGTTCCTGTCAGGTGGACTGCCTAGCCTGCTTGGGTTTTTCCAAGACAAGTCCGACAAGAAGCATGAGATGGAAATGGCTCGTTTGCAGACAGAACGGGAACTACAGATGATGGAGAGAGGCTTTCAAGCTCAAGCTCATGTAGAAGAGATTAAGACCCAGCAGATTGAGATGCAGACCCAAGCCCAAGAAAGAGCGTCTTTGTATGCTCACGACATCGAGATTGGCAAAGGTGCTTCCCAGTGGGTTACAAATTCACGGGCAATGGTTAGACCAGCCATTACCTACGGGATGTTCTTGATGTTCATGTTTGTAGAACTGTTTGGGTTCTGGTTTGCCTTCCATCGAGAAGTGCCATTTGACGTGGCGTTAAACCTCCTATGGGATGATGAAACCCAGATTATTTGGGCAAGTATTGTTTCTTTCTGGTTTGGCACACAGGCATTTAAGAAGTAATGTGTATAAAAAACTTAAAAAATTATGCACGTTAGTTAAAAATGTATAGAGATGAACGATTTTATAAATCTATTCAATGCGTATCCTGTTGGCGTTTGCCTTGGGTTAGCCGCTTTTGTTAACTACACTTTTTTATTAATTGTCCATGCGTGTGAGCGATAAAGCTATCAAAATGATTAAGCACCATGAGGGTGTTCGTCAACGTCCATATCGCTGTCCCGCAAAATTGTGGACGATTGGTGTCGGGCATGTACTCTACCCACGTCAGGGTGCTTTAAAGATAGAAGAACGGGATAGTACACCCTTGGAATATAAAGACGACCGTACCTTTTCTATGGAGGAAGTAGATGACATTCTTCGAGACGATCTTAATCGCTTTGAGCGAGGTGTTGAACGCTACTGTCCTGTCAAGCTCACTCAAGGTCAATTCGATGCTCTTGTTAGTTTTAGCTTTAATGTTGGTCTGGGAACACTACAGCGCAGCACCCTCCGTCAGAAGGTTATTCGGGGCGAAATGGAAGAAGCGGCAGAAGAGTTCTTGAAATATACGCTGGCTGGGGGTAAAGTACTGAAAGGTCTAGTAACCCGCAGGAACGATGAACGTGCCTTATTCTTAAGCTAATATGCCACTACAAAAACTACAGTTCAAACCAGGTGTCAACCGAGACCAAACCAACTATACAAACGAGGGTGGTTTCTACGAGTGTGACAAAATTCGCTTTCGCTCTGGCTACCCACAGAAAATAGGTGGTTGGTTACGTTACGGAACATTTGTAGTAGCAGGTATTTGCCGTCAGATGTTTAATTGGATTACCACAGCTTCGGATAACTTCTTAGCCCTTGGGACATCTAAAAAACTTTACATTGAAGCGGGTCAGATTCTGAATGACATTACGCCCATCCGACAGACTTTTATCAGCCCTACAACTAACAATTGCTTTACTACAATTAATGGCTCTAAAACCGTTACTGTTGCAATTACGTCCCACGGAGCTGTTGACGGAGACTATGTTACATTTTCAGGTGCAACAGCGGTAGGCGGGATTAGTGCGGCTAACCTAAATACTGAATTTATTGTCGATCAAATTACCGCCAATTCTTTTACGATTACCGCTGCAACTGCTGCTACATCTTCAACTTCTGGAGGCGGGACTGGAATTACAGCCGCCTTTCAAATTCCCGTAGGAAATAACAATGCTTCTATTGGAAATGGTTGGGGAGCAGGCACGTGGAGTCGTGGTGCTTGGGGTTCTGGAAGTGCTACACCAGTGGTTAATCCTCAACGGGATTGGTTTTTACAAAACTTTGACAATGATCTAGTCGCTAATATCCGTAACGGAGCTATCTATTATTGGCAATATTCTGGAGGAACGGGAGTAAGAGCCACTCTTTTGTCTACCACAACTATAAATGGAGTAGCCCCAGCTGATGTGCCTACACAGGCGATGCAGATTTTAGTCTCTCAAAATGACAAACACTTACTTTGTTTTGGTGCTACCCCTTATGGAGGAGGTTCATTTGACCCTCTATTAATCCGCTGGGCTACTCAAGATCAACCTAACGTCTGGACGCCTTTAGTTACAAACTCGGCAGGTTTTATACGGGTTTCTCGTGGTTCTCAAATTGTTTGTGCTATAGCAACCCGTCAAGAGATTTTGGTCTATACCGAAGGAACTTTAAATTCTCTCCAGTTTGTAGGAACCACAGACGTCTTTAGTCTTAATGAGCTTTCGGACAATATTTCTATTATTGGTCCTCGTGCTGTTGTAGCCGTAAATAACACCGCTTATTGGATGGGTCATGATAAGTTCTATGCCTACACAGGACGGGTTGAGACTTTGCCTTGTACCCTAAGAAACCACGTTTTTCAAAACTTTAACTACGACCAAGCCGATCAAGTTATTTCAGGAACCAATGAGGGCTGGAACGAGATATGGTGGTTCTACCCAACGGCAGATAGTCAAATCAATAACGCCTACGTCATTTACAACCATTTAGAGAAGATTTGGTACTACGGCACGATAGATCGTACTGCGTGGTCAGACTCGTCTTTAAGGGAATACCCTCAAGCGGTCACAGGAACCTATGTTACAGGTTCTATTGCTTCTACAACTTTGACAGTCACTGCGGTCTCGGTAGGCATCTTACAAGTAGGTTCAGTCATTTCAGGTACTGGCGTAGCAGTAGGAACCACTATAACGGCTTTAGGAACTGGAACAGGTGGTATTGGGACTTACACCGTCAATATTTCTCAAAGTGTTGTATCAACCGCTATAACGGCTGACAGTATTATTTACAACCACGAGCAGGGTCTAAATGACGACACTACAGCAATGACATCGTTTATTTCGTCTTCAGACTTTGATTTGGTAGACGGAGATCAGTTTATCTTGACTAAACGAATTATTCCTGACCTTAGTTTTACTGGGTCAACTGCCACTTTGCCTGCGGTGACTATGTATATCAAACCACGCAACTTTCCTGGAAATGCTTATTCCAACATAGATTCTGAGCAAGTCATTGAAACCTCCGTAGACGTCTTTACCGAACAGATCTTCATGCGGGCTAGGGCTAGACAGATGGCTATTGAGATTGCCTCTACAGACTTAAACGTCCAGTGGCAGTTAGGTAGCCCTCGTTTAGACGGTAGACCAGATGGGCGCAGATAATGGCAATGCAACGATTTCGGGCGCCAGCTCTTCCGCTTGCGACACCAGATTACGATCAGCAACAGCTTTCTCAGTTAATCAGCGTTTTACGGCTATATTTTACCCAGTTAGACTCCAATGTGCCTTTACAGGCAGACGGGATCAGGCTATTAAATTTACCAACATCGGGGTACAATTTGCCAGACGGCACTGTATTTCAAGTTGGCGAAGACTTGCGGATTGTTGTACCTTATATTTCTTATCTATTTGGAGTATCAGCCACAGCTAGTGTGGGGACGGTAACGGTGACTATTACATGATGAACTTTAATCAATTTAACCCTGTAAGGCCCATATGAGCTTCTTTGACAGTTTAATAGACACGCCTACCTATCAATCTCAAATAATGTCGAGACCAGCTGGCGCTCCTCAAACTGCGCTGCCACAGCAACCAATGCCTCAAATGCCAGCGCAAGGTATGGCAAAAGGTGGATTGACCGCTGCCAATGAGAATATTAAACAAATTCAAATAATGAAAGTAATTTCTAATTACTTTAAGAATAAGGGTTTACCCGTAGAACCAGCAATGGCTGGAGTACAGAAGGAGATTGAAAATGGTCTCCAGTTAATTCCATTTGAGAGCTCAGTGATGGGCTTTAAACCATTAGGAAAAGACACTGCGCAGATTCATTTTTTTACAGTCGGGACAATGAAAGATCTTGCTAATGATATGCAGTATTTCTATAAGTACTTGAAGAATAAAGGTATTACTACAGTTTACGACTCTATACCAGCACCAATAACAATCCAAATGTTCCAACAATTAGGAGCAAAGGTAATGCGGTCTGATGATCCTAAGTACAAGTTCAAGGCTACTATATGACAATACTCGCACTAAAGCCTAAAGAGCCTTCTATCCTAGAGCAGAAGGTCAATACGCTTTATGAGGCAGCTATTGCCCAGCCTCAGATTAAGTGCGAAGAGAAGCATCATTTTGGACCGAATATCTATATCAAAGAAGTGACCATGCCTGCTGGCGCTTTGATTATTGGCAAGCACCATCGCATGGAGCATCTTTGCAATATGGTGTCTGGTCGGATGAGAATCCTATTAGAAGACGGCACAACCCAAGAGCTGGTAGCTCCGATGACCTTTATGGCTAAGCCAGGTCGCAAAGTGGCTTACATCATAGAAACAGTAGTCTTTCAGAACATCTATTCAACCCCTGAAACGGATATAGAAAAGCTGGAAAATATGTGTGTAGATAACTCAAAACCTCTGTTAGAGGGAGGGAAATAATATGGCATTCGTTGGCGTAGCAGCTACAGTAGGCACAGCAGTGGGACTAGGTGGCACAGCAGCCATTATTGGCGGTGGTGCATTAATTGGTGCTGGTGTTGGCGGTTTATACAGTGCCGTTACTGGTGACGGAAATATTCTGAACAGTATGCTTACTGGCGGTCTTATTGGCGGTGCTGGAGCATATGGATTGGGTGCATTTGGTCTTGGTGGTGCAGAAGCTCAAGCATTAATGGCTGGGCCATTCTGGGGAGGGCCAGCAGGGACAGTGCCGATGGTTACGCCTGGACCAGCAGCAACCGCAGTTTCTACACCAACTCCAGCGCTACAAGCTGCACAAGGTTTAACAGCTTCTTCAAGTCCAGCAGCGTTTGAGGCGGCAGCTGCCGCTCAAGGTGTTTATCCAGAAGGAGCTGCTGCGCTTAGAGGCGCTGGCATGACAGTTGCTCCTGATGTAGTAACACCGCAAATGATTGCTCAAGGAGCAGCCCCAGTTGCTGGATCTGGACCAAGTGGAATGAAAATGCTCGGATATGGTCTAGCTGGAACTACAGCCCTGTCTTTACTTGGTGGCAAGCAAAAGGGTCCAGGGGCGGGAACAATGCCTGATCCTGGCAGTATTCGACCATTTGAATATACCTCAACCCCAACGACACCCACAGGTAATTATCCAGCGCCATACGCTACGGCAAGATATGAGTCATCAGGTAATCCAATCATTGATTCCAGAGAACGGAATTACTTTGATCAGGGCTTTACTCCGATGCAACCATATTCAGCAAAGACTGGTGCTATTAATCCTAACGTACCTTTGCCATCTAGCAATCCAATTGCTGCCGCTAGTGGTGGCATTATGAGGAACTATGACGATGAGTTAGGCGGTGATTACTCCGCTATGGGCATGGATCAGGGCAACCTACAAAAAGGTTTGTTTGGAATGGGATATGCCGCTGGCGGTGATGTTGATTTAGATGAAGAACGCAATAAGATGATTATGAAAAACATCAAAGGCGCTTCTACTAAAGAGCTAGAAAAAACACTCAAAGCATTAGACCAGCAAGAATTTTTGCGTAAAAACATGCCAACTTATGCAGAGGCAATGCGACCATCTATTAGTAGCATGATAGAGGGCGCCCAATATGGCGACAGAATGGCTCAGGCTTATGGCGGTCAGCCAAGAGACGTTAATATTATTCCTACTATGGTAGATCCAGAAAAAGGTATGTATGGCGGAATTGCTCAGATCGGTCAGAATATTGACCCTCAAACAAGAGTAAATGCCATGGCTAATATTCAACGGACCCCATATGACCGCAATGTAATGGACTCTGTTCGTAGGGTAGGCGTTGGTGTAGATCGTCAAATTGGTAAAGATGCCAACCTGTCTGCGTTCTATGAACAAGATCCTATGGGTAGAAGCAGAATGGGTGGTGCTCGTTACACCCAACGATTTGAAGAAGGCGGTTCAGTAAAGAACTATTCTTTTGGTGGTTTAGCGCTGATAGAAAATTTGATGCGTCAGGCAGAGCAAGGGCAAATGCCTAGGTATCAATTTGATCAAGCAAATCAAACTTATACAAATGTTTCTTCACCACAGGTCCAGCCTTCTGAATTTTCACGATTCTTTTCTGCTCTTTCAAGCAGAGAAAACGCTAGACCAAGCTATACATTTGATTCTTCAAATCAAACCTATCAACCAATGGCTGCTGGCGGTATGACTAGTTTAGGAGGGTACTCAGATGGAGGTAGGATGCTTAAAGGTCCTGGTGATGGTATGTCTGATTCTATTCCTGGGGTTATTGGTAACAAACAGCCCGCACGATTGGCTGACGGGGAGTTCGTTGTTCCAGCGGATGTAGTAAGTCATCTAGGGAACGGCTCTACTGATGCAGGTGCTAAGCGCCTGTATGCCATGATGGATAAAGTTCGTAAGGCTAGAACAGGCAATAAGAAGCAAGGTAAGCAAATTAAAGCTGAGAAGTATCTTCCTGCATAAATGCTACAGAGCGCACAGTCATTTGAGGCCAAGCAAAAAGCAGCAGAGATATTGCTTGAACATGTTGGCGTTCAACCTTGTGGCGATTTGCAAGCCTTGTTTTGGGTAGGTGAAGAAAATAAAATTGAATGGGTAGTAGGGTTTACGGCTTTTATAGGAAAGACTTGCCAGATGCACGTTATTAACTTGGTAGAGTCGTACACCCCAAAAGGACTATTATTTGGAGCATTTGATTTTCCTTTTAACTATTTAGGCGTAGAGAAAATAATTGCCATAGTTAATAGTCTTAATACTAGGGCTATGAATTATGACAAGAAATTAGGCTTTACCGAGGTTGTGCGGTTGGAAGGTATGCATGATGACGGTGGAGATTTGGTAGTTTTAGAAATGAATAAAGCTGACTGTCGTTGGATTAGGGAGCGTGTAAAACATGAAACAGAATTGGTCTCGTAGAGAGTTAGAAGCCTTTGGTGAGCCCCTAGGCGATAGCGTCACCCAGCGTAAGCTCGGTGGTGGATACATTTGTGGTGGCGGTGGTAAGGGCGGTGGCGGTGGTGGCGGTAGTCCTCCCCCAGCCAGCCAGACTGTTACTCAAACATCAATCCCTGAGTATGCCCGCCCATATGTTGAGACCATGCTGGGTAAGTCCGAGGCTCTCACAGATATTAACCAAAATCCATATCAAGCCTACGGTGGTCAGCGGATTGCTGGGTTTAATCCCACGCAAGAACGGGTATTCCAAAATGTGGCTAACCAACAGGTAGCTGGTCAGGTTGGCGCTGGAACTGCCATGGCTGGAGCAGCTGGCTTAGGGTCATTAGGCGCAGGAGCAGACTATCGCAACATGGCTACTAACCCTAATGCGACTGCTGCTTATATGTCTCCTTACATGCAGAATGTCGTAGACGTTCAGAAAAATGAGGCATTCCGTGACGCCCAGATGCGTAACATTGGTGCAAATCTTGGTGCTGCCCGTCAAGGAACATATGGCGGTGCTAGACAGCTATTGGCTGAGCAGGAAAGAAATCGCAACCTTCAACAACAGATGGCAAACATTCAAGCCACTGGAACTCAGAACGCTTTCCAAGCTGCTCAACAGGCTCAACAGTTTGGTACAACCGCTGGCTTACAAGGTTATGGACAGGCACTCCAAGGAGCCAGTACTTTGGGTCAACTTGGTCAAACTCAGTTTGGTCAGCAACAAGCTATTAATGCAGCTCAACAACAAGTAGGCGCTGTGCAACAAGCTCAGGCTCAGCAAGGTCTGGACTTGGCATATCAAGACTTCCTCAAACAGCGTAACTACCCATATCAGCAATTGGCATTTATGTCGGATATGACCCGTGGTATTCCGTTATCTCAGGCTGCTCAACAGGTATATACAGCTCCTCCAAGCACAGCCTCCCAGCTTGGTGGCCTAGGTATGTCAGCCCTAGGTATCTACGGCATGTCAGGTGGATTCAAAGCCAAAGGCGGTCAGATTAAAGAGATGGCTAAGGGTGGTCTAGCCTATGCTACTGGCGGTGATATTAAGACAATGAACACCAGACAGTTAACAGAGTTACTTGATAACCCTAGCTTAACGCCTTTAGAAGTAGACATGATTGAAAAGCAGTTAATGATCCGTAGACGCATGGAGATGAACCCTGAGTCGGATCAGATCATGGCTCCAGCCTTGCGTTCTGGTATTGCCAGCATCGCTACAGGAGATATGGTTCCAGAGGAAATGGCTGGTGGCGGTATCGTAGCCTTTAAAACTGGCGATGTAGTTAAAAAACTAAGTCCTTCAGATGCTCTTGATGAGCGCATCAGATCTTTAGAAGAAAGAGAAGCTGCTGCATATAAGAATTTGTATGAAAATGCTAACGTTTTTGAAAAATCAAAAGCAGCAGAAGAAAACATTAAAAAAGAAATTGCAGATAGTAAAGATAAAGCTTTTTACGAAGCGCTAACTTATGCTGGTTTAGGTGCAATGCAAGGCAGTCCAGACCCATCATTGCGCTCAAATGCACTATCTAATTTTGCTTATGGCGCTGAAAAAGGTCTTGGCGCTTATGGCAAACGCGCTGAAAAACAAAATGAACTTAATAAGTTATTACTTACACAGAGTGTTGAACAAGAGAAGGCTAAGTATGGTCGCGATGTAGGTAATCTAAATGCGATGCAAACTGCACTTGGTCAGGCATATAACAGAAAGTTATTGGCTTCTCAAATTGCTGCTGGTGCTGATGATAAATCTTTATTAAAAGTTCAAGCTTTGATTAATCAAGACGATCAACTGCCATTACTCTATAAACAACGCGATATGTATGAGCCAGGAGATCCTAAGTACAAGGCTTATAACGATGCCATTAACTCAATTAAAAAGGCTTATTTTGACCAAGCTGGTATCAAGCGTCCATACATTGCGCCAGCTGAGGTACAATTTCCACCAGAGATTGAGAAACCAGGATTCTTTAGCAGAATTTTTGGTGGCAGTCCCCCTGCGGCTACAAAAACCCCAGGTGTAATGAAATTTGATAAGAACGGCAACCCTGTTTAAAGGTGTAAATTATGGCGGTATACGCTGAGCTATTCGATGGAACTCGTTTAGAGTTTCCAGACGGAACTGACCCATCAGTTATTAGCGCTACTGCCAAAAGAGTTACGCAATCTCTTCTTTCATCACAAAAATCAGAAGCAACCGTTCCAGAAGTCCCATCTGGACAACGCAGACCAGAAGACATAGGCTTTATTGAAAGAAACATTGGCGCTGCCAAGCGTGGTGTTGAAGCGCTTGGTGATATAACTGGTGGCCTAGGTTTAGCTGGTACTGCCATTACTGGCACAGATGCTGAGACCGCAGCCAAAATGCGGGAGATCAAGCGCGAACAGGCAAAACCACAAGAGACCCCAGGTTTAACCGCTGGCGATATTGAACGTATCTACAAGCAACAAGGACTGGGCGCTGCTGCTGCTCAAGTCCCTAGTTTCATTACTGAACAAGTTCTTCAGTCTGCCCCACAGATGGCTGGTCCATTAGCCGCTGGTGCTGGTGCTACGGCATTAGCTGCTCCTCTTGGACCTGCTGCCCCAGTGGTAGGCGCTCTAGTTGGTATAGGAACATACGGAATCCAACAGTTTGGTAACTTCTTGACCCGTCAGGCAATAGAAAAAAATGACCCTAGAGAGCTAAACCTTACAAAAGCAGCCATGACTGCTGGTGCAACCGCACCATTGGGATATTTTGCAGACAGATTTACCGCTGGATTAGGTGGTCTTGGAACCAAGAAAGCTGGCGAAGAAATCATTAAAGAACTATCTGCCCGTCAGGTAGCTGCCAAGGTAGGTAAGCGCGCTGCTGTAGGCGCCTCCGCTGGTATTATTGCAGAAGCCCCATTAGAGGTATTAGAACAGGCTGCAGAGCGTTGGCAAGCTGGCTTAGAGTTAACAGGTGATGAAGCTGCTAATGAGTACAAAGAAGCCTTCTTTGGCGCTGCTGCGGCTGGTGCTGGTATTGGTGGTACATCACGAGCTATCCAAGCCTATCAGACCCCTGTAAAGCCAGGCACAACCGATACGTTACAAGGTCCTTCCGAGGAAGAGCAACGCGCTCGATGGAATGAATTAAATGCCATATCCAAGGGAACTAAAGATCAGATCACTGTTGATGAAAATGGAAATCAAGTAAAGATTCCTGGTCAATTAGGTAGGTATTTCACCCCAGAAGAACGAGCTGAATACCAACAACTAAACCAAAAGTTTGGGCAAAAACCAGTAGTACCACCTGAAGCACCTACAATGGCTGCTCCGCCATCTGAATCGCAAGATACTCAGGCGATGATTGACGAGTTCAGGGGGACTACGCCTCCTCCTGTACCCCCTGTCCCTCCCGCTCCCCCAATTGAGCAACCACCCATACCTCCAGCACCAACCACAAATGTCTGGGAAGGTATCCAGAACCGCGATAGATCTACCCCTGCATCTATTGCTCAGATGACCAAGATTGCTAATGAGCCAGACTATAGCCGTGTCAGCATGTCTCGCGACTATGGAACAGGCGCACCTATCGTAGCTGGTAGTGAGATTGATCCTACCCGTTTAGGTAGAACAGATACTGTTACTGGATCTGATGGCAAGAAAGTTCCAATCCAGTATGGCGTTATTGAAGCTGGTGAAGTTATTCCTTCCCATAACGCAGACGGCACAAAGAACGCAGCCTATGTAGATCCTAGTGTTCCAGCATTTAGAGCCATTACCAACGGGCGTGTAGCTGGATTACAGGCTGCCTACAATCAAGGAACGGCAACAGACTACAGAAACGCTCTGTTAAACGATGATTTACATGGCATAGATAAGAACGTCATTGAGGGCATGCAGAACCCTATGTTGGTTCGTGTTATGCCTATGGATCAGGTTAACGCAAATACTGGTGATGTTAGTAACACTGGTGCTGGCCTGTCATTCAATATCGTAGAGCAAGCCAAGAACGATACTAATCGCCTTGATCTTTCTACAGTTAGCTTTACCGATGCTGGTGATGTAAGCCAGCAGACTATTCGTGACTTCATTAAAGCCATGCCTACTACAGAGCAAGGCAACCTAATAGATAAGCAAGGCAATCCTACCAAGCAAGCCGTAGAGCGCGTTGATGCAGCCATCTTCCAACAGGCTTATGGTAACGACAAGCTCACAGAGTTAGCCTTCCAAGCGCGGGACGAAGAGGCTCGTAACATTGTTCGCGCCCTAAACATGGCAGCATCTAAGGCTATCCGTCTTACAGACGCTGGTGATTATGATGTTCGCCCATTAGTTAATGAGGCTGTTGAGATAGCTATCAATGCAAGGCGCAACAATACCAGCCTTTCTGATGCAGCCAAGCAAGCTGATATGACTACCAACCCAATGGCTAATCAGATTGTCCAGATGTTTGCTGACAATTCCCGTTCATCTAAAGCTATTGGCGAGAATCTGTCTAACCTATTTGACAATGCTTATAACGAAGGTAGCAAAGAAGGCGCAGACATGTTTGGCGATGTTCCAAAGCGCCCAGTAGACCAGCTTATTAAAGATTCTTTTGCTAAGAAGACTGAGCCAGATCTATTTGCTGAGGTTGAAAAGGTCACTGATCCAGACAGGAACCCTGAAGAGCCTAAACAATTTAAGTCTAAAAAACCAATTGAGCAGATAGCTAAAGAGATTGAGGCAATGACTGATGGATCTCAGGTAGCTGGATGGCTTGTGGAGAACGCGCCTAACGAGGCAGCTAAAGCTATTGCTGATCGCTTATTGGTAAACATCAAAGCAATTGAAGATTCTGGTGTTCCAATAAAAATTGAAGTACTCAATGGCTCAAAAAGAAGAAATTACTATGGTGCTTCTGGCCTTGCTACTGGCCGCACTAAGAATATTCAATACTTCAAAGTTGTTTTCAACGGCTTAAATTCTAAAGGCCAAGCTGAATTTGAAGTTGGAACTAAAGAAGCTAAAGAAGGCAAGCCTACTTCTACTACACCAACTGGTACGCGTTACAGCACACTCATGCACGAGTTGTTGCATGTTATTAGCCAAGTACAGTTAGACGCGCTTATTAAGCGGAACTTCAAAGGACCAGAAAAGGTTATCTATAACGAGTTACGCTCGATATACAACGCAGTCAAAGATCAGATTGAAAGTCAGAAAAGAGATCTTCCAAAAAGTCAATGGCATCCTTTATTAAATGAAGTAGGACGCAAAAATAATCGCTCAATTTTGACTGATATCCATGAATTATTTGTTAGAGCGCTAACTGAAAAGAACGTTCAGTCTTATTTATCCACAGTAAACATGGGTAAGAAAACAGCATTAACTAAGTTAATGGAAGTTTTCCGCAAAGTTATTGGATTAAACCCAGACTATCAATCAGCGCTAGATCGCATAATGATTGTCTCTGACCAGATATTTGCACAGACTCCAAAGGATATGCAGAGGCTGGCTCAGACCGAAGGTTATGACTTCCCGACCATGAAGAAAGAAGGTCTAACAATTAAAACTGATACTCCTCAGTTTAAGAAGTTCTTTGGTGACTCTAAAGTTGTTAATGAAGATGGTAGCCCTAAAGTTGTTTACCATGGTACAGACAAGCCAGACTTTGATATTTTTGATCCAGCATCTTGGTTTAGTGACAGTCCACTAGAATCAAGTGCTTATGCACAAACTGATTTATTAAAGAGGCGTCAAAATGCTTTAACAAAATTTAAGTTATCAGATGATACAAGCATGGCAGGAAAAACAGTTCCTTATGCTGGCATATTATCTGACCATGATAATCCTCAAGTTGGTAAATATTATGGTACTGATGATGGTGTTTATAAGTATTTAGGAAAAGGAAAATGGGAAGCTTTAAGTAAAGTTGATGTTGACTATGATGCTGTAACAGACCCATATACCGAAAATATTACACTTAAAAAAGTTGATTCTAGTGCAGCTGTTGAAAGAGTTAACAACTATATTAGAGATTACGGAACAGGAACTGAAGGAGAACGTGGTCGCGTTTACCCAGTATATTTATCTATTAAAAATCCACTACGCCTGTCAGCTTTAGAAGCAAACAGGTTTAGCGAAAGAACTGGCATGAGTAGGAAAGATATTCAGGACCAGATTAATAAGTGGAAAGCTCAGGGTTACGATGGAATTATCACAACAAGTGATGAAGCCACAATGAGCATTGATGCTAGAGACGAGTTAGGTGGAATACCAGAACAATATATTCCTTTTGACTCTAATCAAATTAAATCTGCAATTGGTAACACTGGTGAGTACAGCACCACAGACGCACGAATCCAAAAAGAAGCAGCTTTAGAGGAAGAGCCAACATTAAAAACTAACACACCTCAGTTTAGGAAATGGTTTGGTAATTCTAAAATTACCAATGAAGATGGTAGTCCAATGGTTCTATACCATGCTACTGCTAAAGACTTATCTATATTAAAACCAGGCGGTTTTGATGTAAAAATGAGCGGTCCTGCAATTTGGATGAGCGATAGATCTGACATCCAGCCAGCTATGCACAATATAGGTTCAATGACTGAGCCATTTAGAGAAGGCGCTAATGTAATGCCTCTCTATGCAAAGATAGAAAATCCTTTAGTTTTAGATGATGACGCTATGCTTGATTGGGCAAGAAAATCTTTTGCTAACGGGAGCAAAGAGTTTCCAGAATTAATATCAAAAGAGTATGCGGACGCAATAAAAGCAGAGGGTTATGACGGTATTATTTATGCAACAACTGATCCTGATAACAAGCCATACAACGAAATTATTGCTTTTCAATCTAATCAACTTAAATCAGCTATAGGTAATACAGGAGAATTTAATCCTGAAGTTGCTGATATTCGTTATGAAGAAGTTGGCAAAGATGGTCAGGAAAAGCCTACTAAAGAAGCTCGCAATTACCTAGGCCAGAAGGTTCAGGCTAACTGGGCTTTCCCAGAAGACAACATCAAGCACTTTGGTGGCATCAGCGATGAGGCCATAGATAACTTCATCTACAAGATTCAAGACAAACAGATTGATACCAAGCGCGCCCAGCAAGCGATTGAAAAGGCAGCGGGTGAGATTGAAGAAAACTTAAACGTATACCAGAAAGAACAGCTTTACCATGGCAGAACAGCTACTGGTATCCGTGAGTTTTTGCTTAATGAGTTAATGCCAGCCATTAAGAATTTGAACAAGCTCAAGCTGACACCACAGGATCTTAAAGAATATCTGCATAACCGCCATGCAGAAGAGCGTAACAACAAGATGAATGAGGTCAATAAAAAAGACCCAATCACTGGCAAGGAAAGAGAAACCCCATGGGAGTTACAAGATCGCGCTTCTGGTATCTCTACTAAGGACGCTAGAGAATACCTAGCCAAACTAGATCCACAGAAGAAAGCCGCTTTAGAGAATGTTGCCAAGCAGTTTGACAACATGATTAAGAAAACCCAGAACATCTTAGTTGCTTCTGGTGCAGAAAGCCAAGCGACTATTGATGCTTGGAATGACACATACGAACATTATGTCCCGCTCTTCCGTATTGAAGATGACTTTGCCAAGACTGGTGGCCTTGGAGCTACTGGTGCAAGTAAAGGATTTGGTGTCCGTGGCAAGTTTAGCAAACGGGCTATGGGTTCTGAGAAGGAAGTCCAAGACATTCTTGGAAACCTAATTGCCCAGCGTGAGCGCGCCCTGATTCGTGCAGAAAAACTTAAAGTAGGCAAGGCTTTATACGGCTTGGCCTTGATGAATCCTAACCCTGGATTTTGGCTGCCTGTAAACCCAGATGCAATCAAGAGCAAAGATGCTTTATTAGAAGAGTTAAGAAGACTTGGCTTTGATGATGCTGAGGCTATTGCTAAAAATCTGATGGATGAGCCTAAGACTCGTTACATTAGTAAAGAAAGAAAGCAATTTACTGATCCTCAAACTGGACTACCTATAGAGTTTACCGAGGAATCAGTCAAGCTTAAGATTGATAACTTAAAACGCTTTGGCGATAACGTATTCCCTGTCCGCATTGACGGCAAGGATCGCTACATTTTCTTTAACAAGAACGATCCACAGGCCCAGCGCATGGTTCATTCTTTAATGAACTTAGATGCAGATAATCTTGGCACTATCGAAGGAATTATTGGCAAAGTTACCCGTTGGTTTGCAGCCGTCAATACCCAGTACAACCCAATCTTCGGTGTGGTTAACTTAATTCGTGACGTAGGCGGTGCTAACGTTAACCTTTCTACTACGGCTATTGCTGGTGAGCAAGCCAAAGTAACCAAAAACATATTCCCTGCTATGCGTGGGATATTAAATGTACTGCGCGATGAGCGTAAGGGCAAGACTGACACCACAGGTAAATGGGCTAAAGCATTCCAAGAGTTCAGAAAAGAAGGCGCTCAGACTGGCTATCGTGATTCATTGATTCGTACTGATGAAGATAAGCAGATTGTTGAAGATGAGTTAAAAAAGCTAAAGCCAGGTGGCAATACCAAGAAAGCATTTAAAGCAATCATTGGTGCGCTGTCTGACTTTAACGACATGATGGAAAACTCAGTTCGCTTATCAGCTTACATGGTTGCTCGCGACAAGGGCTTATCTAAACAGCAGGCTGCCATCGTTGCTAAAAATTTGACTGTTAACTTTGATAAAAAAGGCCAGCTATCAGCCCGTGTCAATGCGTACTATGCGTTCTTTAATGCGTCAGTTCAGGGTACTGCCCGTCTTGCTCAGACCTTAAGAGGACCAAAAGGTAAAGCTATTATTGGCGGTGGTATTGCGCTTGGCACAATGCAAGCAATCATGCTGGCTGCAGCTGGATACCGCGAAGATGAACCACCAGAGTTTATCCGTGAGCGTAACTTTATTATCCCAATGCCAGATGGTAAGTTCGTCACAATCCCATATCCATTAGGCTTACACATCCTTCCTAACTTAGGTCGTATAACTACTGAATTTGTTCTTAATGGTGGCAAAGATGCTGGTAAAAAGGTAGCTAGTTTGACTGGCGCTTTTGCTGGTGCGTTTAGCCCAATCGGTAGTTCTGGACTGTCATTGCAGACTGTATTGCCAACTATCGCAGACCCATTTGCAGCGCTAGAATCTAACAAAGATGCGTTTGGCAGACCAATCTATAAGGAAGATCGCGCTACTAACCCAACCCCAGGTTACATGCGCTCCCGTGAAACTGCCAGCGAAATCAGTAAGCAGATCTCTTACTTCCTAAACTTGGCATCTGGCGGTACTAAATACAGCAAAGGCTTTATAAGCCCAACGGCAGATGAGATTGACTATGTTGTTGGTCAAGTTACTGGTGGTGCTGGTCGCGAGCTAATGAAAACCGAACAGACTATTAAGTCAGCGATTACAGGTGAAGAGCTACCTTCCTACCGCATTCCTTTGGCTGGTCGTTTCTATGGCGAAACACAGTCTAATGCTGCTGAATCCCAAAGGTTCTATAACAACATTGTTAAGATGGCTGACCATGAGAATGAGATCAAGGGTCGCATAAAGAACAAAGAACCTGTAGGTCCATACCTAAAAGAATACCCAGAGGCCAGAATGTGGCAGATGGCTAACACGGTAGAGAACCAGATTAACGCGCTCAATAAACAAAAGAAAGAGTTTATTGAAAGAGGACTACCGAAAGATCGTATCAAGCGGATTGAGAATCAGAAGGCCACCATTATGAAACGGTTTAACGATCAGTTAGAGAAGTACGAAGAGTAAAAAAAGGGGTAGTTTTTTAGGCTACCCCTATGAGGACGTGAAGGAGCATAGCTCCGTCTTCATTTTATCTCGACAATGACCATCCCCATAACAGAGTCGGTAAATATAAATTTGGGCAAAAATCTGCGGTCATTTACCTTGAGCGCATCGGCTACCCCGTCAAGCCCAGCCTTAATGGATGCAATCATGTTATCCGCGTCTCTATGACGTTTATCTGGTGGGCAGAAGGTTATCTCTATATCTATCTTTTCTTCGCCTTCGGGGGCTTTTAATTTAGCTTCTAGCGCTAATGCCCAACAAGCAGTCCGATACTCTTTCTTTTTCTTAGATTTCTTAGCCCAATGCAAGGTTGAATTTGGTGACAATTCTTTAGGAGGCCAGGGTAAAACAACAACATTTTTCATGGTCATCTTTCTAAGTTATTGATTTCATTCACTTTGTCACTATAACACCTGTTATAGTGAGAAAATGCAACAGGTGAATAAATATGGGTACGACCTATTGACATATGTAATTTTATCATGCAAACTACAATCTGATTAACTGCTAGGAAGATCAAATGAAAACTACACCTTATACCACTTCGACTGGGGTACAGATCGGATGTCGTTATAAAGAGTCCCCCAAGCCCATGCCCATCGATGATGAGGACATGATTTATATCCAAAGCCTGTTTATCCATCCCCCAGAGTGGCATCGTCAGCGTAACTTAGAGCGCTTGGTATTAATTGGATGCACTGGGTTTGTCATGCTTCTTGGCATTGTTTTATTGATGGCGGGGAAATAAGATGAAGTTAACCAATAAGTTTAATATACCGCAGACGTTTATGAACGTCTTGGATAGGCCAACTTACAGCAAAGGCAAGGCTCATCTGTCTGTTACCCAACTTCTCAATAGCCCTAAGATTGTGGCATTGACTAAAAAGTTTGAGGATGAGATTGAGCAAGATGCCTCTGACATGGTTTGGTCTATCTTCGGGTCTGCTGTTCATAATGTTTTAGAACACGGCAAAGACGAGAACCATATCGTTGAACAGCGTATCCATAAGGAATACGAAGGCTGGAGTATCTCAGGCGCTATTGATCTTCAGGTAATTAATCCTGATGGCATCGATGTTAAAGACTACAAAACCACTACAGTTTGGGCGGTAATGAATGAGAAGTTTGAGTGGGAAGTTCAACTCAATATCTATGCTGGCCTAGTTGAAGATGTAAAAAGAATCCCAGTTACTAGCGTAGGTATCGTAGCCATCATTCGTGATTGGAATCGTAGAGAGTCCACTACCCGTGAAGGCTATCCTGAAGCACCAATTAAAGAGTTGCCAATTCGTTTATGGAGCAAGGAAGAAAGAGATGCGTTTATTGCTAATAGGATCGCTTTGCATAGTGCTTGTGAGTTTGCTATTGAAACTGACGGAGAACTTCCAGACTGTACTCCAGAAGAAATGTGGGAAAAGCCTACAGTATGGGCAGTGCGGAAAATTGGAAACAAACGTGCTCATTCTTTATACGAAACAGAAGAACTTGCCACCGCTGCACTCGCAGACTTAGGTAGCAACTACGAAATTGAAGTACGCAAGGGCGAGCGTACTCGATGTGAAAACTTTTGCCCAGTTAATACATGGTGTACACAATATAAAACTTACGTAAAGGAGCAGTTATGAGAACTGATTTAGTTCAAGTTACGCCAGACATGGCGCGAAACATGTTAGCCAGTAATCCAGTTAATCGCAGAATTTCTGAAAGAGCAGTAACAGATTTAGCAAAGTCTATTTTAAATAATGACTGGCAGATTACCCATCAAGGGATTGCGTTTTATGACGATGGAACATTGGCAGATGGTCAGCACCGCTTAACAGCAGTAGTTAAAGCTAATGTGCCTGTTTATATGATGATTACCAAAGGTCTTTCTAAAGAAGCAGCCATGAGCATTGACTCAGGCAGACGCAGAAGCCTGATCGATGGAGTAAAGATTAGCGGTGCAGCCCCTTGGATGGAAGCTAAACACATTAATTTAGTTCCAATCATTGCTCATCCAAAGCGTCTTACAGATATGCAAAAGCTAGACTTTTTGGTTGTTATGAAACCATATGTGGAGTTTGCTACTGATGTTTTTGTTAGCAATCGTAGGTATTTAACTGGGTCAATCATACATGCAGCATTGACCATGGCTGCTTACCACGGGGAAGATACTGAGAAACTTAAGCGTTTTGCTCGTGTATTCCTAGACGGAATCATGGCAGATCCAAATGAGAAGGTTATTATCCTTGCTCGTGAATATTTCTTAAGCCATACCAATGGCGGTGATTCTGACAAGCATGATAAGTACCTGAAGTTACAACGCGCTATCCAGGCTTACTGTTCTAATGAAAACGTAAGACGTTTAATTCAACCACAAACTGTTATTTACTCGGCTGACGGCCTATTCTAAGGAGAAGTATGACTGTATATAAAAAGTTACAAGAGGCTAGGATCTTGTTGCAAAACACAAAGCTGAACAAGTCTGGAAAGAACAAGTTTGCAGGGTATGAATACTTTGAGTTGTCTGACTTTTTGCCAGCAATTCAGAAGATCTGCAATGATATAGGGCTGTGCGGTGTAGTGTCGTTTAACCATGAGATGGCGTTCCTACAGATTACCGATGTAAGTGATGGCACATCCATTATGTTTACTTCACCAATGTCCTCTGCTGCCCTTAAAGGTTGCCATGACGTGCAAAATTTGGGCGCTGTTCAAAGTTATTTGCGGAGGTATCTCTGGGTAAATTGCTTTGAAATTTGTGAGCATGACGCCTTGGATGCTACGACTGGTGCGGTAGAGGTAGCTAAGAAACCAGCTGTAACGCCACAAGTTACACCTGAACCTAAGAAAACCGAGCCAAAGCCTATCGTAGGCCAGAAAGGTGAATGGCAGATTACAGCGCCAGCTAAACCTGATGGTGATCCCGCAGAATGGCTAGGTCTAATTAAGACTTCATGCCATATGTTGCTTGATCTTTGCAGTAACGAGGAAGATGTAATGCACATCTTTAAAAAGAACAAGGTCTTATTTGATTTAGTTAAGACTACAGATGCCATCTTCTTTAAAGAGATGATGGGTAAGTTTACAGAAACCAAAAACAAATTTAACAAGGAGTAGTCATGGCTTTTGAACAAAAACCAAACTCAGGTGCGATGTTTCGCAATACCCAAAAGAAGTCTGATAATCACCCTGATATGCGCGGTGATGTCTATTTAGATAAGACTTTCCTCATTAATATGATGGACAAGTCCAAAGGACCATTGGTTAAGGTATCCCTATCAGGATGGTCTAAAGAGTCTGCTGCTGGTAAGAAGTACCTATCCCTGTCTGCATCTGAGCCATGGGAAGGTGGTCAATCTAAGCCATCGGTATCTGACGATGACTTGCCATATTAAGGAGATAACATGAATACCAATAAAAAGATTAAGTTAGAAGTCTTAAAAAAACGAGGCCGTCCAGTAGGATCTAAAAATAAAATAAATAAAGTTTTTGAATTGCCAGATCGCAATGAAGCTTCTAATCTTCTTGAAACACTAGAAGAATGGGATCGCATGGATGCTGAGTCAAACAAGACTGACTGGGAGTTAATTGCTAGAAAACAAGAGGATCGTCTTAAAGCTTATATTGCTGAGAATGAAGAACTAGCAAAGATTTGTATCATGCGTTGGGAAGAGATACAGCACCTTAAATATCTTGTAAGTTATCTGGAAGGTAAAAATGAAGACTCTTCAATTTGAAGGCGTAAAGGTTGCATTAAAACAAGATAAGACAGGCTATGTCTTAACCTTATCAATGCACCCAGACGATATCCCAGAAGAACTTCTACGGGATTTTGTTGGATCGCGCTATCAAGTTGTTATGGTTAGACTCAACCAAAACGAAGAGCCAATGGATAGGCAAGAGGAATTTGAAGGGGATCGCGCAATTCGTATTGCTGCGATGCTCTGTAAAGACCCCAGGTTTTGGAAGTATCTGTATTCAGAAGAGCAAATCTTTGATGAAGATATGGAAGATGCAACTGATTGGGTAAGGAATTACTTGAACATACCATCCAGATCTGACCTTAAAACTAACCGAAGCGCGCAAATATTATTAGATAGATTACATAAGGAATTTCAGGAATGGACGCAAAAAAACTAATACCGTATTCAGTCTATTTGCCAGAAAAGCAATATTTAAAATTGAAGGAAGCAGCCAAAGGCCGTAAAGCATCAGTCATTATTCGAGACGCTATAACCATGGCTCTTGATGGTAACGATGCTTTTACTAGTGGTTATAACAAAGCTATTAAAGATGCCGCGCAGATGGTCTATGACTGCAAAGAAGCTCAAATGATTGCTATTAAAGGTAAAGATTTAGGTTCTATTCTGACTGAACAAATAGAAACATTGGAGATGAAATGACCGACCAAGACAAAGAACATCTAGAGGCCATATATGTTGGTTTTGCCATGGTTGGTTTTTTAATGAGCGGTAACTATACTGTAGAAGAAATCCCAACGTTATCAAAAAAATTAGGCGCTGCCATGATGGAGCCAGATGTTACTGTTGGGTTGCCAGCCATTAAAAGGAAGCGTACAAAATGATAGTCACCATACTTAATATGTTTGCTTTGTTCGTAGCCACCTGTGCGGTGCTGATCTTTGCCGTAGTCTTTGCGTTCTTCCTGTTCATTATGTATGCCTGTATACACATTGGATGGGGAGAGATTAAAGGCATGTCGTTGTCTGACTTATGGAATAGGATTCAGAAATGAACAATAAACCAGTAGCGTGGATGAAGACACTACCTGATGGAACAATCTATGGATTTGGGCAAACAAAAACTAACGATGAGTTTGATATTCCACTCTACACCCATCCAGCAAAGACACTAACAGATGAGGAAATACAAGAAGTGGCACAGGCTTTGATTGATGACTGCTCCTACTGCGCATTACATTTTGCTAGAGCAATACTAAGAAAGGTACAAGAGAAATGAGAAAGGTGAGCATACGAACAGTTGAAAATACTATTGGGCTGGCACGTAGTGTCGCTAATGGAACAACCAAATTTCCTTTTATGGGTTATTGCGCAGATCTGATGCAAAAGATGTTAGAAGAGATTAAACAAGCAAGAAAGGCACAAGAGAAATGACAGCGTTTAAAGAGTTTCCTGTTGGCACTTTTGTCATGCGGTTTTATAAGACCGACCATGTATGGACTTGCACAGTCACAGAAGATATGTTGGATGGGGTAATCAAGATAGCCAAGCCGTTGTCAGAAGAATACATTGAATCTGAATGGGCTAGATTAAGAAAGGCACAAGAGAAATGACATTTCTAGTCGCTAACATCCCACCCGTTAAATGCTTTGTGCGTAGAGAGTTTCTTTACAACCACGAGAAGGGGCATGGAGAACTAGAACCCTGTGTGTGGATGACCGCCAAGGCCATCAAAGGTCAAGCGTTCCGCATTGAGTCGATGCTGACCAACTACGGGGCGTTGTATGACAAGCTACCCATTAGTGCGTATGTATGGAAAGAAGTCCTCGTAGACCCGTTGCATCACCTACCGCTAGATCATCTACAAATATGGGATTGCTTGTCATATGACATGGCGGTAATTGAAAAGTCAAACTTACGGGGTTTGAAGGTTAAATTCTTTGGCAAGGATAAGCAGTTTCACTTTGGTAACTACCTGTTCACCATAGACTTTGCTAGTCCTGAAACAAACCGCCTGGATACCAGCTTTAGCGAAGGGGTCGAGGAGCATAAGTCGTATAACTTTATTAAGCTGGATAACGGGCAGTTTGCATGTCAACCCAACAATCGATGCCTTTGGTATGACGTATCGTTAGTCCCTGCTGTCTTAAAGACCCCTGATTTTCGTATACCTTCCGAGGTATATAGCGTTGAGAACCACGCTAAGTGGAGTGCTAAGGATGAATGGTTTTATAACTTTGAGGAGATTAAAACATGACTACTTGGACAAGTGAAGACAAAGAACAAGCTTACAAAAAGATATTAGAGGAAGCACCTGCGCACATAGGCTACGAAGATGCAGTAGACCCAGTAGCACTTAATATAGAGTCAGCAGAATGGGTAAATGCATCACCCCCACATATTGTTAATACAGGCGCTAGTTATGAACCTATCCCATTTGCTGGTCTGGTAGCCTTACAGGACAAAGAAGATACAGAACAGATGCTCCGACACCAACTTCATATTGTTCAGGCCGAATGCCAAAGACTTCGACAGAAGCTAAAGGAATATGGTTGCAACGAATAGAAAAAGGCCTTAATCGCAAGGAGGACTGGCAAGTAGAGCAAGACTCTATGAACCAGTCCAATGCTAGGCGAGAGCTAGAACAGTTCTTAGGGGTAGATATAGAAACCAAAGAAAACTTTAGTATTTGGGATTGGGAGTTCTACCGCGATGGTAATTTGCTGGCTATTGGGGAATATCGTAGAAGGTTTCACAACTTTGGCACATTCCCAGACTTTCAATTTAGCCAAAAAAAGTTTGAAAAATTAGAAGCTCAAGGTAAAGAATATAAAGTTTCCGCTCTGTTTTTTGTGGAGTTTGACGATATATTTTTATACTTCTTAATTTCTGGTAAATATCCAACAAAAGTAATGAGACGTAACCATGAGGTGCGAACAGAGGAATGCGTTTGCATACCCAATAGTAGCTTTCTTTATGTAAATGACTTATTACTATGATTTATAGAAACAAAAAACTACTTGAAATACTTAGACAATCCCCATGTCAGGCATGCGGTAAAGAAGACGGCACAGTCTGCGCTGCGCACTCAAACCAGCTCCGTGACGGAAAAGGGAGATCCTTGAAGGCGCACGATTTTAGGGTGGCGGCTCTCTGTTTTCAGTGTCATTCCAAGCTGGATCAGGGTTTACACCTAAGTAAAGCAGAACGGGTTGAAATGTGGGAAGAAGCCCACCGCAAGACCATCGGCTGGCTCTTTGAGAACGGAATAATTGATACCCGTTGATACCCCTTAATAACCCTTGATAGCACTACATATTGACCTATTTTGGTATTTTGTGGTACATTTAGTGTGTCAGCCCACACTCTGACATGCACATTGTTTTCCTAGCAGTTGACTTGTGCAACGCAAGCCTCGGATCCACGATCCATAAAACCCCTAGACTAATCCTCTAGGGGTTTTCCTTTAATAAATATCTCTTGCAAATAATTTTTCTTTCGAGTAATCTACTCAGGCTAGGAAGACAATGTGGACAAACGATTAAATTCGTTCGTCTTCTTTGTTCTCCTCGCGGTTTATATCGGACGGCTAAAAACACCAGCGATATAGATACAAGCGCAACTGGGGGATAGTAGATGTAACAGCGCACAAATCGGTGGCGAAGCTTAGATCCGATTCTACGAAAGTCTGGCGAGTGCTGTGGCTCCAATAAGCATACAGTTAAAGGCGCACTCTGGGAGGCTGGAGTGCGTTCACCAATCAGCATCTTGCTTTATCGCGTTAATGTTACATATATAACTAAAGGGAGTACGTGTGGAAAACTTTAAAAATTGGGAACTGATTTACACCGCCAAGCTGGTATCGACTTCAAATATCAACGTGGCACTGTTGCACGAAGTAATATCTCAAGCATTACGGGATAACGCGGGTAGCATCGGCTATTTGATAACTGATGATGCAACAGATTTAGTAGGTTACAAAGATTAATTTTGATATACTGTAAGACCAATTGCTAGGAAAGAAAATGAAAGAAATAAACATATCCGATATACGTATCGATGGTGGTACGCAGATACGCAAAGAGTTAAACCTTGATAAGGTAAACGAATACGCGCAACAAATGGATGATGGGGTTGAGTTCCCACCCATCACAGTATTCTTTGATGGATCAAGCACATGGTTAGCCGAAGGATTCCATCGCCTATCTTCTGAAAGACAGCGTGGATCAACAACTATCAAGGCCAATGTAATCAATGGCACGATAGAAGATGCCACATTATTTGCTCTTGGAAGTAACAAGCATGGCCTAAACATGAGCGCGGAGGACTACCGCAGATCCATTGAGATTATGCTCAAGCATCCAAAGTGGAGCACATGGTCTAACGCACAGATAGCCAAGCACATTGGCGTATCAGCCATGACAGTAGGGCGTGTAAAGAAAGAAAGAGAACCGCTATCAACAAAGGTAATGAAGACCTATGTAGATAAGCATGGCAACGAATCCACTATGGATACATCCAAGATTGGCAAGAAGCCAAAGGATGAACCTAAAGAGGAAACAAAAGATGAACCAAGTGAGAAAGCTTACGATCCAACGGAAGAAAAGATGCGTGAACTTATTGACACCATCGAAAGTCTGGCGGATGAAAACACGATTCTCAGAGATAAGATCGCGATTGGTCAATGGAACGCATCAGAGATCGAGAAGATTGATATTGAAGAGACTGTTGCGAATCTTAGAGAACAAATCCGTATTCTGGAAATCGACAATCAGGCATTACGAGAGAGTCGCGACATGTTTCAGAATAGAAATGCGGAACTTATAAAGACAATCAACTCAATGAAGAAAAAAAAGAAAGGTGAATGATGAGCTTTGAAGACTATTCTCTATATACAATTAAAGCTCATAGATTGTTAAGAGCGGTTCAAGAACAGGCAAACCAACGTGATTTTACCAAGGCAGCCGACACCGCTTTTGCTTTACGAGAGTTATCATTTATGTTGTATGAATCAATAACAGAGCAGGCATTAAAACAAAGAACAGAATAAGACACCCACACCGCAGGGTTTGCGGAAGTTAAGGAACATAATGGAATTAAAGTTACGCGAGCATCAGCAATGGGTCATCGATGCACTAAGAGATGGGTTTAAAGCGGGTCATAGAGCGCAGTTACTCTATGCACCAACAGGATTCGGTAAGACTGAAGTAGCCATCTCCTTGATGAAGGCTACCTCAGACAACTACAAGAAGTCATCCATGATCTTAGATCGTATTGTATTGGTAGACCAGACAAGCCTACGACTATCTAAATACAGGATTAGACATGGCGTATACCAAGCTAATCATTGGAAGTATGACACTTCAGAGCGTATCCAGGTATGCTCTGCACAAACCCTAGAGCGCAGGAATCAGTTCCCCGATATTGATCTATTGATTGTGGATGAATGCCACATTACCCGTAAAAAGATCACCGAACTGATTACAGAAAACCCCAAGTTAAAAGTTATTGGATTGACCGCTACCCCTTTTACTAAAGGGCTGGGGAAGATCTATACCAATGTTATCTGCGCCTCTACAACGGGCGCTTTGGTCAATGGTTCATGGCTTGCACCCCTAAAAGTATTTATCTCTAAAGAGATTGACATGACAGGGGTAAAGAAGGTGGCTGGTGAATGGAGTCCAGACCAAGTAACAGAACGCGGTATGCAGATCACAGGGGATATTGTTACTGAATGGATTAGAAAAACCCATGAAATATTTGGAAGGCCTCGTAAGACTATTGTGTTCTGCGCTGGTGTAGCACACGGGGCAGACTTAGTTCAACAGTTTGCCAATAAAGGTTATAACTTTGTTTCAATTTCATACAAGGATAATGATGAATTTAAAAAGGCTGCCATCGAGGATTTCGCCAAGCCCGACACAAGTATTCATGGGCTTATCGCTACTGATATTCTTACTCGTGGGTTTGATGTCCCTGATGTTATGGTTGGGGTATCAGCTCGCCCATTTAGTAAGTCACTTAGTTCTCACATTCAGCAGATAGGGCGCGTTATGCGACCATGCGAAGGGAAAGAGTTTGCCCTTTGGTTGGATCACTCAGGTAATTACATTAGATTCAGGGATGAGTGGGATAAAATTTACGAAGAAGGTGTCCAAGATCTTCACAATAAAGAAGAGAAGACTAAGAAAGAGCCTACTGAAAAGGAAAAGAAAGAACAGAAGTGTCCTGTATGCTCCGCGCTATGGCCTAAAGGTAGTGATACTTGCTCTGCTTGTGGTCATGTAAAACAAAAGAAACAGATTGATGTAATCGCTGGTGAGTTGATTGCGCTTGGTAGTGTGGGTAAGACAGATCAAAACGAAAAGCAGATGTTCTATTCAGAGCTATTACATATTGCTCAATCCAAAAACTATAACCCTAATTGGGCAAGCCATAAGTACCGAGAGAAGTTTGGTGTATGGCCTAAAGGCCTAGTGCATACAACGCGCATCCCATCCTTGACCACTAATAATTGGGTTAAGCACAAGAACATAGCATGGGTAAAAGGAACGCAAAAGGGAAGGAAAACAGCATGAAAGATAGAAAATTAAACCAAAGAGATTATGAAAGAATGGAAGCATACGCTTATGGGTTCTTTTGCGGTAAATCTGGATATGAATTAGATGCTCCATGGGCTTATGATGATCCTGATTTTAAATACGTAGTGCAGGGGTTTATGTCAGGGCATCAAAGCTATATATTGTTTGATGATAATTTTGAAGATTATGATTTTGACGTACCCGAAGATGAGAATGGCAAGTACGTTCATATAGGGCATGAAAAACATGAATCCTAATGTAAAAGCATTACCTACAGATTATGTTATGAGTCAGTCAGAGGTTGCTAAGAAGATGGATCTTTGCAAAAATACTGTGATGAACATAGAGAAGAAAGCCATGGAGAAATTCAGAAAAGGATTGGCAGATCGCGGTATCAAGATTGAAGATCTGCTGGAGGTTAAATGAGATTTGAAGACTTTGCAAAACAACATGGCCTCATATTGAGTGGTATCCAATTAGACCGCTGGATTCCAACTCCAACAGAAGATAAGCCTCGCAGTAGTAACGGGCGGTATAAGTTCTTGGGTAATGTAGGATGGGTGCAGAATTGGGCTACCATGGATAAGCCAGCTACATGGTTTGCCGAAGGCCATTCGATTAATAGCCCGCAGATCCAGAAAAGTATTGAAGAATCTAGGCATCGTGCTAAAGAATCTGCTGAACGCGCATCTAAAAAAGCGGGTTGGATCTTGCATCAGACTGAGTTAAAGAGCCATCCATACTTGGCATCCAAGGGATTCCCAGATGAGATGGGTAATGTATGGACTAAAGATGGTAATGACATCCTAGTTATACCCATGAGGATGGATAACAGATTGGTGGGAGTTCAACTCATCGATCATGAGGGGAATAAGAAGTTCTTGCATGGTCAAACGACCAAAGGTGCATCCTTCTGCATGAACGCAAAAGGAGTCCCGATATTTTGCGAGGGTTACTCGACTGCGATCTCTGTTAGGGAATGTATGAAGGCGTGTAATATCCGCTATACGATCTATGTTTGCTTTAGTGCAAGTAACATGAAGTACATAGCGAGGGCAGTTGGGAATGGGATCATCATTGCTGACAATGACCCCAACAGTATCGGAGAGAAGTCTGCCAAAGATACAGGCCATCCTTATTGGTTGTCCGAAACAGTCGGGGACGATTTCAACGATTATCATCAGAGAGTGGGAACATTTCGTGCATCTCAGAATCTAAAGAAGTTTTTACTAGATTCAAAAGTCCGCATATCTTAGACAAATTAGCCTCAGTCTGCGACCAATATTTTTCACAGACTTTGCGTTGAAACTTGGCCTCGATCTGTCTGACCCGCTCTCGTGTAATGCCAAATGGTTTACCAGACTGTTCTAAAGTCTTGCCTTGTGATCGGTGCTGAAGGATATCCCAATACTTATCCTTCAATGCTTGATCCTTGTGCCTAGCATACATCACATCAAACTCTTCCCGCGTAGGGAAGTCCACCAATAGATAAGGGGTGGCCTCATGATCGGTGCTATTTCTAATTGGCACTTTTCCTCGACCTTCCTTAAGGTTAATCATCGTAACTCCCATCTACTTGGCATGATTCTGTGTCTGTTACATCAATCAAATCCATGTCAATCAGGTCAGCCAATCTATCATGGGCTAATTCAATGGCCTCATCTTCATCTGGTGCGGTTACAGTAATGGTAGTTGATCCCGCGTAATAAAGGGTAACTTCGTAGTCTTTAGGCATCTTTATCCTCATGAATCCAATCCAGATCAACTCCAATCATGTAATAGACTCTGCCATCTGCTAGTTTTACAGGGCAAAAAGCATGGCTATCAGGATCTTCGCCTGTATCACACTCGACTGCACCCTCTAAATCTTTTGCGCTTAGGTAGATAACATCCTCTAGATTGTCATAGACAGACCAACTCTTGCCAGCAGGAATTGTAATACCTTCCTCGGCTAAATCTTTACGCATCCGCACCTGAACGGGAGGTTCTTCGTCATAGTCCTTTTCGCTTTCTAATTCTTCAATATAGTCTGGCCTTGGTTCTTTATGAAAAGTAATAACCAAATTCCCAACATCATCCCATGACATAGACCAATCAGCATGACCAAATTCTGCCTCGCAATACTCATCTAATAGATCGCTATTCATGCTATTTCCTTTCTTAGGCCTTTAACATGGTCAATCCATGCGTCTATGACATCCCAATTAATACCTATTTCACAATTATGTTCTTTAATCATTAGGCGCAATACTTCCCGCGCCTCATCTTCTGTTAAATCGCTATATGGTTCATCTTCTGCGCCATTATCTTGCTCAATAATGTCATCAATATGCCACCATTCTGCCACCCAATTAGGATCAAAAGCGCGCTTGACTGCGCCTTCTGCCTCGGCCTTTGATACACCAACAGGTAAATCAACCTCAATCATTGTTTTCATCATCTTCTCCCGCGACATAAACTTCTTCGTAAATTGATTTAATAACTTCGTTTTCATACTCATCAGCACAGTATTCAATTACATCTTTAACTGTAAATTGGCCCACATGAATTGTTCTGCCTGATGCAAATTCGACCATGTAAGTATTTTCAAAATCTGAGTCATAACTCATCTTCTTCTTCCTCTTCTTCGTCAAAAATATAGTAAGGGTATTCTTCAAACTCCAATTCGCATGGGTTTTTGGTAATAAAGTAATTAACCCTATTAACTAGGTGATACCCACTAGCGATATAGAGATTGCCATCATCGCCATCCACTAAAGTCCATACGCGCGCGGGTTCAGTATTGGCTATGCTCAATACATAATCAAGTTCTTTCCCATAAGTTTCAAACTTATCTTCGACAAACTTACCTTGTTGTTTTTCTGCAAAATGATTTTTTATTGGTTGATACTTGGCATCCCACGCATCAAATTGATCTTCCCAATTAAGCATCTTGTACCTCACTTCCTAAAGTATTTGAATAGGTTGTATTAATAGAATCGGCATCTTCCATCGCGTAATACTTCTCTTGTGCTATCTGGTGAGCCTCTTCCTTGCTTTCAGCATCAACATAAAAACCATGATCCTTCGTGGATTCCTCGGTAAAAATCACAAAATATTTAGGCATTTTCATTCTCCTCTAAATTTTTTGCGTATTTTCCCAACGCCTCCAACAAATACTCAGGAGGGTATAAATCTCCACATTGTCTTGGATCTTCTGCACAAATAAAAACTCTCTCTTGTGTATTGTCTGACCAATGATAAGAAACGCTGTAATTAATAATCTTAGGCATTTTTGTTCTCCATATATTGATTAAATAATTCATTAGCCAAATTGTCGGCATCCTGATCTGTCATATGGTCTGCATAAGGTAATTCAACAATCATTGCGTCCCCGTAATACAGTTCATATACTCCTGAGTCTTTGTCATAAAAGTAATTAAGCATCTGCGTTTTCCTCTACTCTTATGTATTCAGGTGTATCAAAATGATCCCATGTAGATTCTTCATGGGCTTTAGCAATTGCATCATCTTGGTTATCCGCCTTAACATTTACATACCCATACGATACGAATACGACTGTGTAATTAGGCATTTGCTCTCTCCTGTTCGGTTTTAAACCATTCCACTTCAGTAGGAAAATCCGTTGGATCTTCATAGTGATAAATACCATAAATCAGTCCTTGGTTATTGTCCCCGTAAAACTGATCTAAACCTTCATCAAACCAATTAACAAATCGTTTAAGCATTTTCACTCTCCTTATACGATTCATCTATATCGGCCTCAATCATGTGCCATTCATAAGTAGGGCTAAACTGCGCCTCTGCTAAATCAATGGCATCTTGTTGGCTCTCGGCCTCGACAATCTCGGTGCAATAGCTTGCGTAAACTACTCTATATGTTGGCATTTCAATCTCCCGTTAAGTTTTTTCAATATCTTTCACAACTTCTGTAATACTTCCTTCAAAAAATTCCCAATCAGTTTCATAGGAATCGTTTTCAATCTCTGCATCCATGATTAAATCTCTTGCCTGATCTTGGTCATCGGCCTCAACTTCAATTTCAAAATACTGTTTTCTAATCATTACTCCGCTATATATAGTCATTTCATGCACCTATATCACTAATAACAGAAGAAAATTCATCTTCAAGTTCGTTAATTTCTTCATCACTTAGGCCTTCATACAAGGGTTCTAGGTCATAATCCCATCCGCCTTTACCTTCATCATCCATGTTGTACCAATAAGTAACTTCAATTTTTGTACCATCTACATCAACGCTATAAAGAGCGCTTATAGTTTTTGATATCAATACAGGATCTTTAATCTTCATTTTTAGCCTCGCGCTTAGTGGTTATTAAAATTCCAACTTTCTCCATCGTCTAATTGGATCAATTGCAAACGATCCCCTAGTCGATCAAGATAGCCTCTAAAAAAATCCTTATCCTTAGCAAAATTCTTGCTTGCGTATAGGACTCTATCTTGCTGAAATATGTCGCAAAAATAATAAATTCTCATTTTTAGCCTCGTATTAAGTGGTTAATATCGCTTACCATTTTCGGTAAACTCGTACTCATTGATAATCAGCATTTCATCTACTGCCTCGTTTGAATACTGATAATCAATATCTTGTGTAATTGCATATAGCGCGCTCTCTAATGCTTGCTGAAATGCGTAAAGCGCATCGCCTGTTTTCTTAAAATCTTCATAAAAGGAATGGATCATTGTTCCATCTAACCATAGGCCTGATTCTGGAAAATAGCCTTTGTCTGCTAATTCCTTAGCCTTTGCAAGAGTAAATCCTCTGAAATGGCAATTCTCTGCGTTGGTTGTTAAGTGTTCCCCGCGCCCGTATATCGCCCAATCTTTTAAAGTAATTCCAAAATGACCACAAAATGCTTTTATGCTTTTAATGTTGTCATCATGGAATGGATAGTCTGCAAAATTTCTCCACCAATCGCGCGCGCTTTCCTTTGCGATATCTTCAAGTTCTTCAAATAGGTAAATCTTTTCTTCTACTATTCTCATAATTGGCCTCTTAATAAAGTATTTACTAATTGAGTCGTGGTCTTATAAGCCATAATGACAATATGCGGATCAGTAAGACCTTGAATAAAGGAATCAGCCTCGTTCTTGGTGTTAAATGCTTGCCATATTTGATTATTTGTCCATGAGTTGTAGCCTTTGGCTATGTATATTTTTTTCATTCTGTGGCCTCGTGTTCGGTGCTAATTGTGTTAGCTAATTGTTCGGTTAAAAATTCTGACCAATTTCTAGCGGTATGCTCGTTTATTACCCAAATCGGGTGCAGTTGCATATCCTGAGCGCAACAATCTGCGCTTTCAAAATCCCCATGATCCCCTAAGTTATAGAGATCACCTTCATTACTTAAACAAAAATAGATCATTTTGTGGCCTCGTGTTGAATGTTCAATACTGCATTTCTGTAAGCGGTTTCCCGCTTATCCATATACGCGGTTAATTCAATAAACCCTTGCTCAAAAAAACTAGTATCTATTCCATCTAATGAATAGCGCTCGCCATTAGCCCAGACTGTCAAATCAAAATCAGGGTTTAGGTTTTCCAATACTGCTAATAGTTTGTTAATTTTCATTTTTGGCCTCGTGCTTAGTGGTTAATCTTCTGGTTGCTCATCTGGTCTATAAGCAATATCGTAAAACCCGCGCTCACTAGGCGGGACTATGATTATTTGCCCGTTTTCATCTTTAACTTCATGCCCGTAATCATCTAGGGCTATCCCTTGGCGGTCTATATATCTAAATTCCATTATTGGCCTCGTGTTTAGTGGTTTACAGTAGTTCCTACACCACCTAAGCCAAAATGCTCAATGGTGCAATCGCATTCAAAAATTTTGTTATCGTTTACTAATCGCTTAGCGAGTCTTAGAGCGCGCTCTTTATCTCCCGCTATGCGAGTGTCATAGGCAAAAGCCCGTAATAACTTATCGCCTAGATAAACCCCGTAAGATAGTGTCATTTTGTGGCCTCGTGCTTAGTGGTTAAATTTCAAAATCGGCATAAATAGCTAGGGAATGATCGCGCACAGAATAGCCCGATACAATCGGGTTGCTCTCGTTCATGGCTAATTTTTCCATTAGTTCTAGCGCGCTATCCCTATCGGGAAATTGAGCTATAACCTCGCTTTTATTGGTTGTATTGCGATATAGGTAATAGGTCATACAATTACCCCGCTCTGTATTGGCGCATATGCGGGGGTTGCGTTGTGGTGGTCGTATCGCTCATAATCCCGTTTTCCTTGTTCGCACCCATCACAATATAATTTTTGGTGGTGATCTGAAAATAGGTAAACATCGGGAAATTCACAAGCGGAATAATTGCGCCCATCTCTATAACCTACTGCATAAGCGTAGGCATCTGAATAAAATTCCGTAGATCGTGGTTTCATGCTATTCCCTCTAAATTGTCAAAATAGGCTTGTGGTTTAGTGATTGCACAATGCGCCCACTTATTAATGTGGCGGGTTGTGGTGTTACTCCATTTCTTTTCAGTTTTAAAAAATTGGCCTTCTTCCCATGTTGCAACAGGTGTGCAATAGCTAAATAAGACCTTTTTCCCGTTGTGTAGGGTTATTTCTATCATGTTCGCTTGTATAGGGTTTAATCTCATGCTATTGCCTCGCTTTCTGTTAATTGAGCGCATATTGCGCGCGCCTCTTGCGCTTGTTTATCGGCTTTTCTGGCTATGCTCTCCAATTTTTTGGCATAGTGCGCGGTTAAATCAAATTGATCTAAAAAGCGATATCCCGCTTTTCTGGCTTGCTCGCTTGTTTTTACTGCATCGCTTAGCTCTTGCTTTCCGATCTCTTGCCCGAAAATGTCGAATAAGTGAAACCTAAACCCGCGTTTAGTCTTATTCATGTCCAAAAAACTACTTTCAACAATAAAAAACAATAACCCGCTCGCGGTATGGTGTGCGCTATTGATACGCGCGCCAAAATATTTCAAAGTGCTATCGGTTGCAAAATACGATCTACCTTCTAAATTTTCCTGTGCATTCGGTTTGGCATAGCTCGATTTATTGCTATAAAGCGAGGCAAACCCCGATTTTTGAATGATTGTGGCTATATCGTTGTTTTCCATGATTACCCCAAAAGAGTGTTAATAAAGTGAAATAGAGCGTTCGCGACCACTAGGCCAATATAGGCAAGGCAAGCGTAAAGCGCGACATTAAATAGAAAATCAAGTTTAGGAAACATAAAACCCCCTTATATGGTTGCGGTTTGTTTTACTTCGAAAGTAAAGCCTAAGGCCTTAGCGTTTTTAATTGTTGGCTCGGTTATCGTCTTAGTGCCCGCTATTCTGGCAAGATATAACGCGGTATCATTTACGGGATAAATTGTTTTATTCCCGTACACTTCCCTAATTTCTACAATTGCATTCGTATTCATTTTTAAGTAAGGCCTATTTCTAGGCCTTTTCCCTTTCACTCGTCAAAATCTAAACTGTCGGAATAGTCGGCCAACATAGATAAAAGCCCGTCATAATCTTCGTTCTCACCTAGTAAATCAGCGAGCATGAAAACTTCTGAGCGGGCAATCCCGTAATCTTCGGCAAGGCCTGTTAAGTACTCTTTTCTAGTCATTTTTTAAATCTCCATAGCAGTTGATTAAATGATTACCTAGAGGCAATCCCTAAACCCTCTAAAAGGGTTTAAAGGTGGCTCTATGCGCGGTTTTCTTGATAAAAGTAAATAGCTAGAAAAAGCTCAAAAATACCTATAACGAATTGAGAGATCACTAGCACGCTATCAGAGCCAATTAAGGCCAAAATGATAGAGCTAAGTAAATGAATAAAACCTAATAATGCTATTGATGTATCTATATTGGTCATATAATCCTTTATCTATAAGGGTTTGCGGTCAATAATATAGTAGGTATAAACTCAATAAATCACCTACTATATGAGCATAATTTTAGGCTTATATACTTGCTTGTCAATAGTTTTAATGAATTATTTTATTATCGCTTTCCCTTAATGGTTTACCCTTAGATTGTGAGGGTTTACGACCTAATCGCGGGGATATCGCGCGGGCTAATCCCGAAGGGAAACAGTCCAAGGGATCAAACCCTACAAGGGAATAACATAGAGATAAATAGAGTACTTACCATCTATCCTAAATTATCCTATACTCCAATTTAGCCAATACCCATAAAATACCCATATGACTAAACCCATTAAGCTATCGCGTAAGCAGATTACTGAAGGCCTGAAACAATCGCCAATAGAAAATATTTTAGTAGGGGTTCACAATGCCGATAAGATCAATTTAACCAAAAAACAAAAGGAATTCGCGCGGAAAGTTGCAGAGGGAAAACCTAAGGCCAAGGCATATCGAGAGGCCTACGACTCACACGCTAAGCCACAATCTCAGGCCGAGCAAGCTAATAGATTAGCAAAAAACCCCAAGATCGCGACAATGATAGAGGCCTTTACCCTAGCTAATCAGGCTAGGGAATATCTTATTCCCGCTCAAATAAGAACAATGGCTATACAAAATCTAGTAAGTATTGCAGTAAATGAAGGGGAAAAGACTAGTAACAAGCTAAAGGCCTTAGAGTTAATAGGCAAGATGAGCGAGGTTAGTTTATTCAATGAAACTAAAACCCATCTCCACTTACATTCAAGCGCAGACATAAAAGGGAAACTAATCGAAGGGTTACGTCAAGCGTTTTCTAATTCCCGATCTATCAATGATCTAGCCAAAAGGAAGGCCGAAAGCCTATTAATAGAGTTATCCGAGGCGCGCCCATCGATTAATGATGATAGCGCAGACGATAACGAAGAATATAGCGCGACCCTAGACCCTTCCGAAATCCCAGAAAGCGCGACCCCACCAGACCCCGACCCCCAAAAATCGACCAATTCGGGTGGTGATGGTTTGCATAGTATTCCACTCAAACAATCCGACTCCAAAGCAGCTCAATCACTGTTAGACGACCTCACTATAACAGCTGTTATAGTGACAACTCCTTCTGAATCAAGTACTTGCGCGTCCATAGGTAATAACCCTGACGAGTTACAAGGTAACGAGGTGGGGGAGGGGGTTATAAATTCAGGACAGGAATCACAAGATGTTCCACGTGAAACACCCCCCCTTAGTAATTCAAATTAAAAAGGGTAGGGGGGTATATTTTGGAAATGATTGAAATCATCAAAAGTTATATGGCTGTTCTTAGGAATATGCTAGACACTAAAGAATTGAGTAATGAAGAGATCAACGCGATTGAGTTCGCTCATGAGCTGGCTGAGTATGAGTTCATTGCTGAGATACAACGGACGCAAGATCAGATAGATTATTTAAAACGAACAGGGATGTTGAACTAATGAAGATAAGTGAAGAGTATCCAGACTTACTGAAGGCTGACGGTTTTGACGAGGCTATCCTTGGAGTGGTACAGAGAATGGGAATACAGGCTATCTGTTATGACCAGGATAAAGTGATTGATATCCTAATTGAAAGAGATGGTATGACGTATGAGGAAGCTGTTGAGTACTTTGAGTTTAATATTGCGGGCGCGTGGGTAGGGGAGTCAACGCCTTTCTTCCTCCAGAAAATGGATCTGTAATGTTTGGCGGGGATATCCGTAAAGAGAGAGTTGAAAAAGTAATGATTCTGGCTAGTCAGTTAACGGTAATGGAAATGAGGACAGTGATAAAAGAGCTGACCCACCTACATGACTCAATAATTATGAAAAATGATCCCCGCTGGATAAAACAGGAGGGCAAATGAGATCGATATATGAGATACAGAAGGATATTGCCAGGGTGTCTAATTTATTAAACATCCTGATTCTGGAGAAGAAGTTAACGGTTTGTGCCTTAGAAGGTATCGAGGCGAGCTCTAAGATACTGGCTGAAAAAGCAATTGAGAAGATGAAACAATGACCCCCGCCCAAAAAGAGACGTTCTTGATTATTGATGAGTACTGGAAGAACTTCGGATACGGGCCGACTATTGATGATGTAATGAGACTTACGGGTGAAAAAGGCCGTGGAAATGTAGCGCGGAAGATGCGCGCCCTTATAGAAATTGGGGTATGTAAAGGGGTGGCGGGAAAGGCTAGGAGTATACGGCCTTCGTATATACGCTTAAGGGATCTATGACCAACGATGAAATCCTATTAGAGTTGATTAGTCTTTTGCCAGAGGAAGAGCAAAAGCCGTTCCTTCCGTTGACGGAGTCTTTAAATGTTGCCCAAGAGCGAGAGGTCGGGCAAATCGACTTTTTATCCTTTGTTCAATCCGTCTGGCCTGGGTTTATTTACGGCAGACATCACGCGCTGATGGCGCAAAAATTTGAGGACATCGCCAATGGAAAATCTAGACGCCTTATTATTAATATGCCTCCCCGTCATACTAAGTCAGAGTTTGCCAGCTACCTTCTGCCCGCCTGGTATCTTGGGAAATTTCCTCATAAGAAGATTATCCAATGTTCTAACACAGCCGAACTAGCCGTAGGATTCGGAAGGAAGGTTAGGAACTTAGTAGCCTCGGAAACCTATTCCAAGATATTCCCCAATGTCTCGTTGCGATCAGACTCCAAAGCTGCAGGACGCTGGGCCACCAACGAAAACGGAGACTACTTCGCGATTGGTGTCGGTGGTACGGTAACAGGTAAAGGCGCGGATCTACTCATTATTGACGATCCCCACTCAGAACAAGAGGCTGCTTTAGCCGCATCCGACCCAACAGTCTTTGACAAAATCTTTGAATGGTACACCTCTGGACCGCGTCAGCGTCTCCAACCTGGTGGCTCGATTGTCGTGGTTATGACCCGCTGGGCAAAAAAAGACCTTACAGGAAAGATCTGCCAATCCATTATAGATAGAGATGGAGATGTCTGGGACATTATTAGTCTTCCAGCGATTCTTCCAAATGGCAGACCTTTATGGCCTGAGTTCTGGAGTCTAGATGAATTAACTAAACTGCGCGATGAATTGCCTCTTTCCAAATGGCAGGCTCAGTACCAACAAGATCCAACATCTGAACAGGGCGCCCTAGTCAAACGAGAATGGTGGCAAGTCTGGGAAGGTGAAAGACCTCCTCCATGTGACTTTGTTATTCAGTCTTGGGATACCGCCTTTACTAAAAACGAACGTTCAGACTACTCGGCATGCACCACCTGGGGGGTTTTTTATAAAAACGAAGATCCTAGTGACGCGAATATTATTCTGTTAGACGCCCTAAAAGAACGGTTAGAGTTCCCTGAATTAAAGATCCGCGCGATGGAAATGTATAAAGAATGGGAACCCGATGCGTTTATCGTTGAGGCCAAGGCCTCTGGTGCGCCACTTATATTTGAGCTAAGATCCATGGGTATACCAGTACAAGAATTTACACCAACCCGTGGTAATGACAAGATCTCCCGTGTAAACTCTGTAGCAGACATGTTTGCATCAGGAAAAGTATGGGCTCCAAGGAAGCGTTGGGCAGAAGAGGTTATTGAAGAATTGGCTGCTTTCCCAAATTCCGACCACGATGACTTGGTGGACTCAAGCACACAGGCCCTTTTACGTTTTAGAAAAGGCGGGTTTATCAGATTACAAACAGACGAGGAAGACGATATTAAGTACTTCAAGTCTAAACGAGCAGTCAGTTATTACTAAGGAACGATATGGCTATTGAAAAAGCACTTTATGAATTACCCCAAGGACTTGAAGCAGCTGCTGCGATGCAAGAGCCGATTGAGATTGAGATCGAAGATCCAGAATCCGTAAAGATTGGGATTGGTGGCTTAGAGATTGATATTGAGCCTAAAGAGGAAAGCGCAGAAGACTTTGACGCTAACCTTGCAGAATACTTAAGTGACGGAACATTAACTGAAATCGCTGGTGATTTATTAGGCGATGTTGACTCCGACATTGGCGCCCGTAAGGAATGGATGCAGACCTATACAGACGGCATCGAGCTTTTGGGAATGAAGATCGAAGAGCGCACCGAACCTTGGGAAGGCGCTTGTGGTGTCTATCACCCCCTACTCTCCGAAGCCCTTGTTAAGTTCCAAGCCGAAACCGTGATGGAGACCTTGCCTCCAGCGGGACCCGTAAAGACTGTGATTATCGGCAAAGAAACCGCTGAGAAGATGGCAGCTGCTGATCGTGTTCAAAAGGACATGAACTATCAGATCACCGAAGAAATGCCTGAATACCGCCCAGAGCACGAGAGAATGTGCTGGGGACTAGGACTCTCAGGTAATGCCTTTAAGAAAGTCTACTTTGATCCATCCTTAGATCGGCAAGTGTCCTTATTTGTTCCCGCAGAAGACTTGATCGTTCCCTATGGCGCATCTGATCTACAGACCGCAGAGCGTGTGACCCACGTCATGCGTAAGACCGAGAATGAATTACGCAAACTTCAGGTGGCAGGATTTTATAAAGACGTAGACCTAGGCACTCCTAGCACCGCCTTTGATGAGGTAGAGAAGAAGATTGCCCAGAAAATGGGCTTTCAGGCTACCTCGGATGACCGCTATAAGATCCTTGAAATCCAAGTTAACCTAGATATTGAAGGGTTTGAGGACAAAGATGAAGACGGAGAACCCACAGGAATCGCTCTTCCTTACATTGTTACCATTGAAAAGGGAACGCAACAGGTATTAGCGATCCGTAGAAATTGGAGACCCGAAGATGAAACTAAGCAAAAACGTCAGCATTTCGTCCATTATGGATATGTTCCAGGCTTTGGTTTTTATTGTTTTGGGCTTATTCACCTTGTCGGTGCTTTTGCTAAGTCTGGTACTAGTCTTATTCGGCAGCTCGTGGATGCTGGAACACTCGCGAACTTGCCAGGTGGCTTTAAGACCCGTGGCATGCGAGTCAAAGGAGACGACACCCCAATTTCTCCAGGAGAGTTTAGGGACGTTGACGTTCCTTCTGGGGCGTTAAAAGACAACATCCTCCCACTTCCATACAAAGAACCCAGCCAAGTTTTATATACCTTACTGGGTAATATCGTAGAAGAAGGAAGACGCTTTGCCTCGGCATCTGATATGAAGATTGCCGATATGTCAGCCAACACCCCAGTCGGTACGACTCTGGCAATTCTAGAGCGCACTCTTAAAGTCATGTCGGCAGTCCAAGCCCGTGTTCATTACTCAATGAAACAGGAGCTTAAACTCTTAAAAGACATCATCCGTGACTACACCCCTGACGAATACAGCTACCAACCTGATATTGGCAACCGATTTGCCAAGCAGTCGGACTACGATAACTGCGATGTAATCCCAGTATCCGATCCTAATGCAGCGACCATGAGCCAGAAGGTTGTTCAGTACCAAGCCGTCCTGCAATTAGCCCAACAAGCTCCTCAGCTCTATGACTTAGGACAGCTGCACCGCCAGATGTTAGAAGTCTTGGGTATTAAGAACGCTAAGAAATTGGTCAAGATTGAAGACGACCAGATGCCTGAAGATCCTATTACGGAGAACATGAACATCCTAAACATGAAACCTGTGAAGGCGTTTATGTATCAGGACCATCAGGCACACATTACCATCCATATGAATGCCATGAAAGACCCTAAAATTGCCGCTTTAATGGGTCAAAACCCACAGGCTCAAGCAATTGCCTCGGCTGCCATGGCTCATATTCAACAGCATTTAGCCTTTGAATATAAGAAACAAATGCAAGAAATGATGGGAATGCCTCTGCCAACAGGCGAAGAAGACGAAGCAATACCACGAGATTTGGAAGTTCAGATCTCACAAATGGCGGTCGATGCTTCCAATGCCTTGCTACAGCGAAATCAGACCGAAATCGCTGCCCAACAAGCGCAACAAGCAGCCCAAGACCCAGTAATTCAAATGCAAGCGAAGGAACTCGAACTCAAACAGGCCGAGGAACAGCGCAAAGCATTGAAAGACCAAGCCGATGCAGCAGAAGCAGCTGCTCGCTTGGAAGTAGAAAGAGAAAGAATTGCCTCTCAAGAACGTATTGCTGGCGCTCAGCTTCTGGCAAAAACAGAAAAAGACGCTATGGAAGTCGAAATCAAGAGAATGCAAGAACTTTCCAAGATGCAACAACTAACTAAACCTCAAACAGGGAAAAGATAGTGGATAAAAACTTGGATTACCTCTTAAATGAGTACCGTGACCGCATAAATATGCTCCAAAACGCTATTTCTGCGGGAAATTGTGCAAATTACGAGGAGTATAAGTACGCTTGTGGACAAATACGAGGTCTTGAGTCCGCTTGTTTAGCAATAACAGACCTCAAACAACGAATGGAGAAATCTAATGACTGAAATACTAATCGGCTCAAATCCCGATGACGTATCCGCAGTAACAACTCTGCCTCAAACAGCAGATGAAAAAGCAAAACAACTACCCGAACCGTCTGGATATCGAATTTTGTGCGCTATTCCAGATGTTGATGAGACTTACGAAAGCGGCATCCTCAAATCGGATACCACACTGCGTCACGAAGAAGTCCTATCAACGGTGTTTTTTGTTGTCAAAATGGGTCCTGATTGTTACAAGGACGCAAGCCGTTTCCCTACTGGGCCTTGGTGCAAAGTTGGTGACTTTATCCTAGCCAGACCAAACTCTGGCACACGATTAAAGATTCACGGACGCGAATTTAGGATCATCAATGACGATTCTGTAGAAGGAATAGTCGAAGATCCCCGTGGCATAACCAGACCTTAAGGAGAAAATCATGCCTGAATTAGAATTGGAAGAATATAAATTCCCAGACGAGCCAGAAGATAAGGCCGAAGAATTAGAGCCTATTGAAGTTGAGGTTGAAGACGATACACCCCCAGAGGACAAGGAAAATGCAAAACCTATGCCAAAGGAAATCGTTGAAGAACTTGATAACGATGACTTAGAAGAGTTCAGCGGAGAAGCAAAGAAGAAGTTGTTGCAGATGAAAAAAGTCTACAACGATGAACGCAGAGCTAAAGAAGCTGCTGACAAAGAGCGTCAAGAAGCTATTGATTTTGCTCAAAAAATCATCGAAGAAAACAAAAAGCTTAAAAACAGGCTAACAACTGGTGAGCAAAGTTTAGTTTCTAGTTACAAAGAAAACATAACTCGCGAACTAGAAGATGCTAAACGGTCTTACAAAGAAGCTTATGACTCTGGCGATTCTGAGCTTTTAGTAAATGCACAAGAAAAGTTAACTGAAGTCAAATTAAAATCTCAGGAATTGGAAAGGTATAAACCTGAATTTTCAGAAGAGGCTTTACAATCTCAGGAAAATGATGTAAAAATACCTCAACCCCAACGTTTGGACTCAAAAACCCAAGCGTGGCTGGACAAAAACAGCTGGTATGGAGTTGATGATGATATGAGTTACCTAGCAATGGGCATTCATAGACGCTTGGAAAGAGAAGGAGTTCCGATAGGATCTGACCACTATTTCAAGTCCATTGACACAGAAATGCGTCAAAGGTTCCCAGAGAAATTTGGGAATTCCGAAGAGACCAAAGACTCTTTCGAGGTAGAGGCCAAACCCTCTGCAAAAACTAGTAAACCGAGCACGGTAGTTGCGCCAGCGACTAGGTCTACCTCTCCAAAAAGAGTCAAACTTACGCCAACGCAAGTACAACTGGCTAAGAAATTTAATCTAACACCAGAGCAATATGCTCGCGAACTTACAAAACTGGAGTCCCAAAATGGCTGAAAACAGAAAACCTCGTGAAGTAGAAACCCGTCAACAAGACATGCGTCCCCAGCAGTGGAAACCGCCTGAATTGTTGCCAGAACCAGACAAGCAAGCAGGATTTGCTTACCGCTGGATCAGAACTTCTACTTTAGGTACTGCGGACCCCCGCAATCTCTCTGCCAAACTCAGAGAAGGATGGGAACCTGTACGAATAGAGGAGCAACCGAAGTTCCAACTGTTAGTCGATCCCAATAGTCGCTTTAAGGACAATATTGAGATTGCAGGGTTATTGTTATGCAAAACGCCAGAAGAATTTGTTGCTCAGCGTAATTCACATTACCAAAAGCAAGCAGAAAATCAGATGGACGCTGTAGACAGTAGCTTTATGCGCCAAAGTGATCCTAGAGCACCACTCTTTAGTGAGAGAAAATCTACGACTAGCTTTGGTAAAGGTTAATTTTAATTAGGAGTTTATTATGGCTTATCCTACCGTAGATGCTCCGTATGGACTAAAACCAATTAATTTGATTGGTGGTCAGGTCTTTGCGGGAGCAACCCGTCAGATGCAAATTGCAAGTGGCTATGCTACAAGCATTTTCTATGGCGATTTAGTAAAACGTGTTTCAGATGGAACAATTGAGAAAGATACTGGCACAACTACAGCTACACCTTGCGGTGTGTTTTTAGGTGTTAGTTTTACCAATTCTTCAACTGGTCAAGTTCAGCAACAGCAGTTCTACCCAGCAAGTCAGGCAATCAAATCTGGAACGCAGATTTTTGCAGTCGTTGCAGATGATCCTGACACGCTGTTCAAAGTAGTTTCTTGTTCTTCTGGATCAACTGTTGCTGCAATGGGCATTTCTGCTATTGGTAATAACATTGCTCTGATTCAAAACGCTGGATCTACCACCACTGGTAACTCCGCTGTAGCGATTGATGAAGGTACACAAGCTACTACCAATACTCTACCTATCCGCATTATTGATGTGGTAAGAGATACAGCAACGGGCACCGATGCATTTGTTGAGTTTATCGTTAAGATAAATGCGACTATGCATCAGTACAACAACTCAACTGGCGTATAAGGAGCTTAGAAAATGGCTATTTCACGTGCACAACTACTGAAAGAGTTGCTTCCAGGCTTAAACGCTTTGTTTGGCTTGGAGTACGCAACGTATGGTGAACAACACAAAGAGATCTACGATACTGAGACCTCTGAGCGTTCGTTTGAAGAAGAAACAAAACTGTCTGGCTTCTCAGCTGCACCAGTCAAAAACGAAGGTTCTGCCATCGCTTATGACAATGCACAAGAGGCTTTCACAGCTCGCTATAACCACGAAACCATCGCCCTTGGCTTCTCTTTAACCGAAGAGGCAATCGAGGACAACTTGTATGACAGCTTATCCGCTCGTTATACCAAGGCATTGGCTCGTGCTATGGCATACACCAAGCAAACCAAGGCAGCTTCCGTTCTAAACAACGGTTTTACTGCTGGCGTATATGCTGGTGGTGACGGTGTGGCTTTATTTAGCACCTCACATCCACTGGTTTCTGGTGGTGTAAACAGCAATACTCAATCTACCCCTGCCGACTTGAATGAGACTTCCTTGGAAGCCGCAGTTATTCAGATCGCTGCTTGGACAGATGAGCGTGGCTTGTTAATCGCTGCTAAACCTAAGAAGTTAGTCGTTCCACCTGCACTCCAGTTCGTAGCTACCCGTCTCTTAGAGACTCAGTTGCGTGTTGGTACTACAGACAATGACATCAACGCTATCGTAAACAACGGTTCGATCCCAGAAGGTTATACAGTTAATAACTACCTGACCGATTCCAATGCTTACTTCCTCTGCACTGATGTTCCTAATGGTATGAAGCATTTCGTTCGTACTCCTTTGAGCAACAGCATGGACGGAGACTTTGATACTGGTAACGTACGTTACAAGTCTCGTGAGCGTTATTCCTTTGGATTCTCGGATCCACTAGGAATGTTTGGTTCACCAGGCGCTTAATAAACACACTATAGTGTTTGGACCCCTCTTCGGAGGGGTTTTTTATTTCATAATTCTTTCACAATTCTCTAATAATATGATTTGATTAAAAAAAAGGTATGTCATGGTACGAAAATCGTGTAGTGACGAAGAATTTATTGCGGCTTGGAAAGAACACCAATCCCCTGAAAAGGTTAGCCTAGCTATTGGTCTTAGCAATCGCAATGTTATGAAGAGGCGCAGAATAATAGAAAATAAATATGATATTGTTCTAGATGCTCTGTCACCCTCTGGTCAACCCAAGATTTACATTCCCGATGAGCAGATGCAAGCCAACGTCACCCTTGATAATGGCACTATCTTAGTTGGCTCTGATTGCCACTACAACCCAGAGTACATTACGACAGCCCACCGAGGTTTTGTTGAGTTTGTAAAGTATCTAAAACCTAAAATTGTTATTCTCAATGGAGATATAGCAGACTTTGCTAGTATTTCAAAACACCATCGCATTGGTTGGCAAAAAGGCCCTACTGTAAAAGAAGAGCTAGAAGAAATTCAAGAAAGACTAGGAGATATTGAAAAGGTAAGACCAGCAGGCTGTAAGTTAATGATTACGATTGGAAATCATGACCTTCGGTTTTCGGGCAAATTGTCCAATGTTTTACCTCAATATGAGGGTATCAAAGGTTTTGATATTGCTGACCATACTCCGCATTGGAAGTGGTTTTGGTCCATTATGGTTAACGAAACTTGTATGATTAAGCACCGTTGGCACAATGGTATCCATGCAGTTTATAACAACACAATGCGATCAGGTACAAGTTTCGTCTCGGGTCATCTACATTCCCTTAAAGTAACACCTTGGACAGACTATACAGGCACAAGATATGGCGTAGATACTGGCACAATGGCTTGTATTAAAGATAATCAGTTTGCATATACAGAAAATAACCCTGTCAACTGGAGAGCTGGATACGCAGTATTGACCTTTATTAACGGCAAACTCATGCCCCCAGAGCTGGCAGAGGTTGTTAATGAAGACGAGGGTTTAATTTATTTCCGTGGTAAGTTAATAAAAGTATGAAACTGACCCCAAAAATTATTGAAAACATTTATGCAATGCTGTATTGCACAGAGCCGTTTTCTGATTGGGGTTTACCCTTACCTGAAGAAATTAAGTTTGTTATAGACCACGACCCAGATACTATGGGAACTTATCTTTATGACGACGGCACAGATCACGCTCATACCATTACAATTTCAGACGCTCGTTGTGGGCATTTAGATACTGTGATTAGGACTATGGCTCATGAGATGATCCATGCCAGTCGCTGGAATACTGTTACACAGGCTTGGACAAAGCACGATAAGACTTTTAGAAACCGAGCAAAAATGGTAGCAATTGAACTTGGATTTGATCCACTTGAGTTGTAACATAAATGTTACCAAAAGGCACTTAATGTAAATAATACGAAACATAAAAGGAAAAATATGAAAATTTCATGCAAATTGATTAAAGAATTAGACGATGGTAGCGCTATTGTTTCTATTGAATTAGACCAAGAAGCTAAAGACTGGTTGATTGGAGAAGGCTTTACAGTAATCATGAAAGAAGCCATCAAAATGAGCAAAACTTATGTCAGTCCAGAGATGCTAGAAAAGGCTAAAAAAGTACCCAAGAAGGGTAAGACAATACCTAAAAAGAAATGAGTGCTAATCTCATTATTTTGACAGGCTTAATTTATACCTATATTGGTATAGAACAAGCCTTCAAAGGCAACACCCCTATGGCAATTTGTTACTTCTGCTACGCAGGTGCAAACGTTGGTTTATACATGATGGCAGCAAAATAAAAAGTTGCAAGTATATAAAAAAGTAGTAAGATGATGGAAACTGGGAAACCAGCTTATTAAACTGTCCCAGCAGACGCATACACCGATTAATAAGCTAACTTTGTATGGAGAATTAACATGGCACGATCCACATTCCAAGGTCCAATTCGTTCATTGGGCGGCATTTATCAACAAGGCCCAGCTACTATTGTTGAAATCACTTCTAGCACTACCCTAAGTCCAGAGCTTCATGGCGGACGTATTATCTCCGTAGGTGGTTCTTTAGCGGCTGCTTTAACCTTAACACTACCAACCATCAACGCCTCAGCCAATCCAGTCACATCTGGTCCTGGTCAAGATCCAAGCACTGCCAATAATGAAGGCGTTGTGTACACCATTTGGGTTCCAACCACAATCTCTACTTCTTCCTTGAAAATTGGTACTGACGGCACAGACAAGTATGTAGGCGCTATATTGTCTATTGATACTGATACAACAGACGCAGCCCGTGGCTTCGTTGCTGGTGCAAGTGATGACTTTATTAACTTTAATGGCACAACTACTGGCGGTGTTGCAGGTACATTTGTACAGATCTACGCAATTACGTCATTAAAGTATATGGTTACAGGCACAGTGTTAGGCACAGGCACTGTTGCTACTCCGTTTGCTACTTCTTAATTAATCTGGCGGACTAGGGAAAACCCTAGTCTACTCAACATCTTAGGAGATTAATTATGAGTATGCAATATGATGTAAAACAGGCGCACTTAAACTCAAGTGGGTATCTTGTAAATTTCGGTACACGGATTAAAGCCATTTCGTTTACTGGAACAGCTACTGCTGGCTATGTAGTTTTATTTGATGCTTCCAGCGTTCCCGTATCATCCAGCGTAACGTATGCACAAAGTGGTACAACCGTAACGGTAACTAAAACAGCGCATGGTCTAACTACAGGCACTATTATAGGTATTCATTTTGTAGCAAATTCTGGGGTTTCAGCTACTGACGGCACATATAGCATTACTAGAGTAGATGCAAATTCATTTACTCTGACTGATATTAATTCACGCACCATTACAAGTACTGCGGCTGTATATGCAGTTGGTCGTTGGATTGCTACCTATGAACCCGCTGCTACTGATGTGTTTAATAATTCACCTATTATTCCAGGCGAAGGGGTACGGGCAAATACATCGGTGTATGCAGAAATGTCTAATATGGATTCAGTACAGATTTTCTATGGCTAAGACTCCTGCGTGGCAACGCAAAGAGGGTAAGAACCCTGAAGGTGGCTTAAATGCCAAGGGTAGAGCTTCGTATAACGCAGCCAATCCTGGCAAACCTGGATTAAAACGTCCACAACCAGAAGGCGGTTCAAGAAAGAAATCGTTCTGTGCAAGGATGTCAGGTATGAAGAAAAAGCTCACATCTGCTAAAACTGCTAACGACCCAGACTCACGGATTAATAAGTCCTTACGGGCTTGGAACTGCAAAGAAGGCGGATCGGTTCGTGGTGGAGGATGCGAGATTCGTGGCAAGACCAAAGGGAAAATGGTATGAATGTATTGGAACTTTGGACTGGTGGACTTACAATATTTATAGCTTTTATTGGATACGTCATGCACGAAAAGTTTAACGAACTAAAACGGATTGATATTCTTCTTAATAAAACCCGTGAGGAGGTAGCACGTGATAACGTTACTAAAGCAGAAGTGGATCGCATTGTTGAACACATGGACGCAAGGTTTAACAAACTTGAAGACAAAATTGACCAGCTTATTCAGGGGAAAATAAATGCCTAGCGCTAGTAAAAAACAGCATAATTTCATGGCAGCCGTGGCTAATAATCCAAAATTTGCCAAAAAAGTTGGCGTATCTAAAACCGTAGGAGAAGAGTTTATGAAAGCAGATAAAGGACGTAAATTCAGAGCTGGTGGCTTAAAAGAAGTTGATTCTGATAGCAATCCAGGTTTAGCTAAATTACCAACTGAGGTGAGAAACAAAATGGGTTACATGAAAAAAGGCGGCATGTCTAAAGAATCGAAGGTAATGGTCAAAAAAGAAGTTGAGTTTATGAAGAAAAAGGGCGCTCCAAAGTCCATGATTAAACATGAAGCAGCTGAAATGGGCGCTATGAAAAAAGGCGGTATGGCTCACTCTGATATTTCTAAAGATAAACCAATGATGAAGAAGGTTGCTGCTAAAGCTGTAAAAGGCCATGAAAAGCGCATGCACGGCATGGCTAAAGGTGGTGGTGTAGAGGTCAAAGGTAAGACCAAAGGCAAAATGATTAAAATGAACATGGGCGGAAAGGCTTGCTAATATGAAAAAGAAAATGCGTAAATTTGATAATGGCGGCCTAAGTAAGGCCCAAGAAGAATGGTTAGGCGGTGCTGACCGCACAGACCCTATTATTATGGCTCGTATGCGTAGAGCAGTTCCTGACGAACCAAAGGTTTCTAAAGTTGATTCTAGTGAGTTGCGCGATGAAACTGGAGCAGTTTCTAAAATAAAACGCAACACCGAGACTGGTGAGTTGTATGACACTGAAGTTTCTACACCAAAAGTTACTCCTAAAGCAGAAGCTGTTGCTCCCAAAGTTACGCCAAAAGTAGAAGCTGCGCCTGCACCAAAAGTAGAATCAAAGCCTGAAACAAAAGATAAAAAAACCACAGTTAAAGAATTTAGAGAGTCTCTTAAAAGTCCAGATATTTTGAAACCTTATAAAAAATCTGACATTGAAACTCCAAAATCTAAAGCAAATTTGAGTGACCTTAAATTTGGTAGCCTAACAAAAAGCTTACGCGAGAAAGCTGGCATAACTTCTTATAAGTCTGGCGGCAAAGTATCTTCCGCGTCTAAACGAGCTGATGGATGTGCTATTCGTGGTAAAACCAGAGGAAAGATGGTGTAACCATGGGATTAAAATTTGGTGATATTAGTCCTGTTGTTGGAATGGTAACTGGTGAAGGCATGACGGGTAATCTTATTCGTCAAGGTGTTGGTGGGTTTTTGCCTCAAATGATTGCTAAAGATGCTTATGATAGCAAGCAGCAATCAATTGCCAATAAAGCTCAAGAAGATGAAAAAAATGCACAAGCTGCAGCACAAGAGGCTGCTATGGCGGCTAAACAACAAAAAGCAGAGCAAGCAAGAAATTATGTTTCTAGTGCAAGAGAAACAGGCGGATTAGAAGGATACAAATCCTATAAAAAGGGTGGAAAAGTTAAGTCTGCCTCAGCTCGTGCAGACGGCTGTGCAATAAGAGGAAAGACTCGTGCCTGATCCTATCAAAGCCATGGAGATAATGAGCCAGCTAGGTATGGAAGGTGGCAAAGAGCCGCCAGCTAAGGCTCGTTCTATGGCTAACGATAAGGCTTCTAATCCTGAAGTAGCAGAGAAGTTTAAAACCACTTTAGAAGAGGCCAAGAAGTATTGGAAAGATATTGCTGAACAAGGTAAAAATCAAGGTGATATTAAAAAGCAGTACTGGGATATAAATCCTCCCAAAAGTGGCGGTGGTGGCGCAGCAATGCCTAAGTCAAACCGTGACATTACTAAGAATTACAAATCTGGTGGCAAAGTTTCTAAAGAATTGAAAAATGCTGGGTTTTACGCAAAAGGTACAACTAAGTCAGAACGGGAAAAGATTGTTAGTAAAGTAACAACAAAACCCCAACGGATAGGAATGGTTGAAAAACTTTTTTCAGCCAAGAAAATGAAAGCTGGTGGCATGGCTTCTAAACGAGCAGATGGCATAGCAATTCGGGGAAGGACAAAGATATGAGACCTAGCCGTGGAATGGGCGCTATTATGCCCACTAAAATGGGTAAACCTAAGCGTAAGTCTCGTAGGGACGATACCGATTTTACCGAATACAAAGAGGGTGGCAAGGTCAATGCTGCGGGTAACTACACCAAACCCAGCTTGCGTAAGCGGATTGTTTCTCAAGTAAAAGCAGCTGCAACACATGGTACTGGCGCAGGTCAATGGTCAGCTCGTAAAGCGCAGTTGGTAGCTAAAAAATATAAGGCGGCTGGCGGTGGCTATAAATGAGTGGTTTAGCAAAATCTCAGCGTTCTTTAAAGGCATGGGGCGACCAGAAATGGACAACCAAGTCAGGGAAGAAGTCATCCGAGACGGGGGAAAGATACCTGCCAAAAAAAGCAATCGAAGCCCTAAGCCCACAGGAGTACGCAGCAACAACACGAGCAAAACGGCAAGGAAAAGCACAGGGAAAGCAGTTCGTACCCCAGCCGTCAAAAGTAAAGCAAAAAGTAAAGCCGTATCGAAAGGTTAAATGATGAAAGACTTTATAGAGCGACAAATGGAAGTATCAGATCGTCTCTTTAAAGTTATGTTTGAAGATCATAAGGAACGCATGAAAGAAATTGTCACATGGGCAGAAATGAACGCAGGACTCATGAGAAAATTAAATGAACGTGACGCTGAAATTGCCAAATTAAAAGCACAATTAAATGACCACATCAGGAACGACAAACTTTAATCTAGACCTCAATAACCTCATTGAAGAGGCTTTTGAGCGTTGTGGTACGGAATTGCGTACGGGTTACGATATGCGGACTGCCCGCAGATCATTGAACCTGTTGACCGTAGAGTGGGCTAATCGTGGCATTAACCTCTGGACTATTGAGCAGGGGCAAGTTGCAATGGTTACTGGGCAAGGGATTTATCCTATTCCAGTCAATACGATTGACCTATTAGATCATGTAGTTCGTCAGAATAACGGTGTTACAAGCAATCAGATTGACATCAACATTACCCGTATTTCGGAGTCTACCTACTCTACGATCCCCAATAAGCTGACTACTGGACGTCCTATTCAGGTCTGGTTTAACCGCCAGTCAGGGCAGTCTAATTCGACCACTGTGACCTTAAACGGCACAATTAATGCTACGACCACATCTATTACCGTTAGTGACGCCAGCGCCCTTCCTATCGGTGGTTTTATCAAGATTGACAATGAGACAATCAGCTATGCCAACGTTATTGGTAACGTTCTAACAAACTGCTACCGTGGTCAGAACGGCACTACAGCTGCAAGTCATACGACAGGTGCAGCAATTACGATACAGAACCTTCCTTCTATTAATGTCTGGCCCACACCCGATGCGGGTGGTGGTCCATATACATTTGTGTATTGGAGGTTGCGTAGGATTCAGGATGCTGGGTCTAATGGAACGGTAGAGCCTGATATTCCCTTTCGCTTACTACCTTGTATGGTGGCTGGATTGGCTTTCTATATGGCTCAAAAGCTACCAGATGGACAGGCAAGAGTGCAATTTTTAAAGCAAGAATACGAGGAGCAGTGGCTCCTGGCTTCTACGGAGGACAGAGAGAAAGCCGCTTCTAGGTTCGTACCTAGGACGACATTCTATGCCTAATAAATATAGTAGTGGCAAATTTGCTATTGCCGAATGTGACCGATGTGGTCAGCGGTATAAGTTAAAGGAGCTACGGAAGTTAGTTGTTAAACAACAGATAAAAAACATTAAGGTGTGTCCTAGCTGTTGGGATCCAGATCAACCGCAGTTGTCTTTAGGTATGTATCCAGTTGATGACCCACAGGCTGTACGGGAGCCACGCCCTGATGTAAGCTATACGGTATCTGGAACAAGTGGTTTGCAATTAAATGGATCTAACGACAATACGTTACAAGGTGTTGGGTATCCAGAGGGCGGTAGTAGAATATTTCAATGGGGATGGAACCCTGTTGGTGGTGCTAGAGATGACGGACTAACTCCTAATGATCTTGCCCCAAGCTGTTTGGTAGGAAGTGTAACGGTAACAACAACATAAGGAGTTAAAAATGTTTAAGAAAGACGCAGACGGAGTAGCCAAAAAAGGCAAGACTGAAGGCACAAATTTAGGTGACTCAGGTCCTACTGTTCTTGGTATGAAAGCCAAGCCTAAGATGGGTGGCAAAAACCAGATGGACATGAAGAAAATGGGTCGTAATCTGGCTAAGGTTAAAAACCAAGGCATGATGCGTAAATCTGCTGGAAGGGGTCGATAATGGCTAAGTTCTCTAAAAAAGTAATGGGCAAGGAAGTTGGAGACGCTAAAGTCTATGCTCCTCCCCATACAATGAAGGGTAAGGCAATCTCTGCCAAGGGACTGACTTCAAAAGGTATGACTGGCGCTCAAGAAATGGCTGATATGAATATCTCGGTTGACGGGATTAGTAAAGGTAACGGTAGACCCGTAAACCAGTATGGCAAGATTGAGATGCGTGGTGCTGGTGCAGCAACCAAAGGCAGAATGTCTAGCGGGAAGATGGGATGAACTATACGCAGTTAACTTCTGCAATTAAAGGTTTTGCTGAGAACGACTTCCCAGCAACCGTAGGCTCATTTACGTCTGCCGAGCAGATTGCTAGGTTTGTACAGCTTGCCGAGCAACGCATCTATAACACGGTGCAGATGCCAGCTTTCCGTAAGAATGTTACGGGTAACACGACTAGTGGCAATAAATATCTAGCAACTCCCTCAGACTGGCTGGCAACTTTTAGTCTTGCGGTGATTAATGCGGCGAATGAGTACCACTACCTTTTAAATAAAGATGTTAACTTTATCCGTGAATCCTACCCAGACACGGACGCAGCTTTCTATGGAGAGCCTGAGTATTACGCTATTTTTGACAATAACACCTTTATTTTGGGACCTACTCCAAACTCTAATTACGCTGTGGAACTGCATTATTTCTACTACCCACAGTCTATTGTTACTGCCAATACATCTTGGCTTGGGGATAACTTTGATTCTGTGTTGTTATATGGTGCGCTTTTAGAAGCTGCCAATTTTATGAAAACAGACGCTGATACTATGACCATGTACAAAGGTCGTTATGACGCAGCGATGGCAGATTTGAAACAATTAGGTGATGCAAAAGAACGTCAAGACGCCTATAGAAGTGGACAAGTGAGGTATCCAGTCAGATGATTAGCGTACAAGGGCTAGGCGAGTCTAGCGGTATCCAAGTATTTACAAAAGACCACGGTGGATTTACCCCAGAGGAAGTCGCTGAACGGGCATTGGATAAGATTATTCAAGTAGGGGATCAGTCTCATCCCTTGGTTCGGGAGCAAGCAATTGCTTTTAGGAATCATATTCGGGAAGTACTAGTCTTTTACATGAATGAAGCGGTAAAATTTGATCGTGTAACACTAGCTCACAAGCTACGGGAAGCTGGTCATCCTGAATTAATTAAACTTTTAGACGAATAGGAGTCCAAAATGGCTTTTACAGGCAACTTTATGTGTACCAGCTTCAAAGTACAGTTGATGACGGCAACTCACAACTTTACGACTGGTACTGGTAATACTTTTAAACTAGCAATGTATGACAACTCAGCGTCATTTACAGCCGCAACTACAGCTTATACAGCAACTAATGAAGTAGCAGCTTCTGGTACTTATGCAGCTGGTGGCGGTGCGTTGACTAACGTTACCCCAACGTCTACAAGTACTACAGCGTTTACAGACTTTGCTGACTTGTCATTTACATCTGCAACCATTACAGCATATGGCGCAATGATTTATAACGACACAGCAGCTGGCGACCCTGCGGTATGTATTCTTGATTTTGGTGGTGCTAAGACATCTACCGCTGGAACGTTTACGATTGTGTTCCCCACAGCAGACGCAAGTAACGCTATTATCCGCATAGCCTAGGAGCCATAAATGGCTCTTGTTTTAAAAGACAGGGTTAAAGAAACCTCTACTACGACTGGTACGGGAACCTTTACTCTGGCGGGTGCTAGTACAGGGTTTCAAGCCTTTTCTGTGATTGGAGACGGCAATACAACCTATTACACCATTGCGCTTCAAGGTGGCTCTGAATTTGAAGTAGGGATTGGGACTTACACGTCTAGCGGAACAACATTAAGTCGAGATACGGTTTTATCTTCTAGTAATGGTGGGTCATTAGTAAACTTCTCAGCTGGTACAAAGGATGTATTTTGCGACTATCCCGCTGGTAAATCTGTAAATTTGGATAGCTCTAATAATGTAAGTGCTTTAGGTACGGTGGCTTCTGGCACTTGGCAAGGTACAACTATAGGTGTTGCTTATGGTGGCACTGGAAGAACTGTTGGTAATTATTCTATTTACGCAAATGAGATTCATGTTGGTAAAGACGGAAACGACACAACAGGTGACGGCACTTTAATCAATCCTGTGTTGACAATTACCAAGGCATTGACTTTGATTGGGGCTGGCAGGAACACAGTGATTGTTCATCCAGGAAGCTACAGCGAAAGCCCTACAGTTTCAAGCGCAAACACAACAATTGCCACCTCTGAACTTACTGGTGCTAACACGCAAATTTCTGGAACATTAACCCTGTCTGCGGCGGCTCGTATTAGTGGTATCAAGTTAACCAATTTGACCATAACAGGTTCGGGTAACACTTACATTTCAAACTGTACCGTAGACACAAGAGTTATCAAATCAGGTTCAAATTATGTTGAAATTATCAACAGCGAATTGCAATGTACTTTAGGTGTTCAGATTTCTGGCACAGGTACAGTTTCTATTGTAGGAAACAAGTGTTGGGCTGTAGCGGTATCTAATGCAAGCGCCAGTGTTTTAATTAAAGATTGTTTCCAAGTTCTTACCCCAAGCGTGACGGCTGGAACTTTGCAAATTGATGGTTCTGCTATTTTTGCGGCAAGTCCTGCATCTAACGCTGTAACTTCAAGTGTTGGTAGCTTTATCACACTGGCTAACAGTTTTGTCTTAAATTCAGCAGGAACCAATGTAGAACGAGTAAGTCTTGCAGGTTCTTACAGTATTTTAAACCTTGTTTACGATAAAACTAACTCTACTTTTACAGGAACAAACTTAAACGCTATTGATTATTTTAGTGTTCTTAATGCGGAAACCTTAATTTCAAGCAACGGTCTTATAGTAAATAACATGACGGTTGGGGCAAGCTACTCAATTCCAAGTGGATATTCAGCCAGCTCAGTAGGACCTGTCACGATTTCAAGTGGAGTAACAATAACGGTGCCTTCGGGGAGCCGTTGGGTAGTATTGTAAATGTTTGGCTTTTTTCCGTTTTCCGCTGCGCCATTTTCGGATTTAGGGGCGTCAAGTGTAAGTGTTGCATTAACTGGAGTTAGTGGCACTGGGCAGGTAGGAAGTGTTGCAGTTAGCGGTGCAGCTAATGTTCCAGTTACAGGATTAAGTGCTACAGGACAAGTCGGTAGTGTTACTGTAGAAGCGGGTGCAGACGTAGCGGTTACAGGTGTTTCTGGCTCTGGACAAGTCGGGTCTGTGACTGTAAATGGAACAGCGGTTGTAAACGTAACAGGCGTAGCAGGAACAGTATTTGTAGGGTCAGTTACCGTAAGTGGTGCAGCCAATGTGCCAGTCACAGGCTTACAGGCTACGGGGCAGGTCGGAAGTGTCACAGTACAGACTAGTGTAATAGTCAATGTAACAGGCGTTGTTGGGACAGTTTCAGTCGGTAGCGTAGCAGCAAACGGCACGGCTGAAGTCCCTGTAACGGGTTTAGGAGCCACAGGAAGCGTTGGAAGCATTACGGTACAAGCTGGTGCAATTGTAGGTGTAACGGGCGTTTCTGGGACTGGGCAAGTTGGTTCAGTTACTGTTATACAGAGTGCTTCAGTCAATGTGACGGGTGTAGCGGGAACAGGACAAATAGGCGTTGTAGTTATTCCTGTTTATGTAATTGGACTGCAAGCCACAGGATTTGTAGGATCTGTCACCGTACAGATTGGCATGGATGTAAACGTAGTCGGTGTACAGGCAACAGGGCAAGTTGGAACGGTGTCTTTTTGGATAACAATTGATGATTCTCAAACACCGAATTGGGTGACTATCAATGATGGACAAACACCAACTTGGACTGATATTATTGACACACAAAGCCCAAATTGGGTAGAAATAGCAGCATAAGGATAATATGGCATCTACATATAGTGACCTAAAAATTGAACTGATTGGCACAGGTGACCAAACGGGAACCTGGGGAACCACGACTAATAACAACTTTTCGGTTGCGGTTGGCGAAGCTATTACAGGTTCAGCCGATGTTGCTTTTTCTAGCGCAGACGTCACAGTTACCCTAACAGATACAAACGCATCTCAAACTGCCCGTAATCTGCGTTTAAACCTCACAGGAACATCAGGCGGAGCCAGACAGTTAATTCTCGGTTCAGGCTGTCAGATTGAGAAATTATACTTAATAAACAACGGGTTAGCAGACGCAGTCACAGTTAAAAACACCAGCGGTACAGGAATAGCAGTCCCTGCTGGTAAGTCAATGTTTGTGTATAACAACGGTACAAACGTAGTAGAAGCGGTAAATTCTGCGGTATCTATGCAAACCACAGGCAACGAAACAATTGGTGGAAATCTTGCAGTTACAGGAACGTCAGCGTTTACAGGGGCAATTACAGCGGCAGCGGATGCTACCTTTGGCGGGACAGGACAAATCAAACTGCCAGTAGGAACAACAGCTCAACGCTCAAGTAGCCCTGCAAACGGCATGATTCGGTATAGCACAACTGAAAACAGCTTTGAAGGCTATCAAGCTGGAGCATGGGGCGGAATTAGCGGAGCGCAGGCTAACGGGGTTATCTACGAAAATAATGTCACAATCACAGCAAGTTATACGCTGACGACTAATAAAAATGGTTTCTCGGTAGGACCTATTACGATAAATAGTGGTGCCGTGGTGACAATTCCGTCAGGGCAAAGATGGGTTGTACTATGACTTCTGTTTATTGGATAGCCCACAAAGACCACTCTGACATATTTAGTCAGGGGTATGTTGGCGTGTCCAGTGACGCTCCAAAAAGATGGGCATACCATAAAAAAAGAGCAGAAAACACTCATTTAAAAAATGCCATTAATAAATACGGCTGGGACAATTTAGTCAAAAAGGTCGTGTTGATTGGTGAAGAAGATTACTGTTTAGAGATTGAAAACAAGCTAAGACCAGCAGACAAAATAGGTTGGAATCTTGTTTGTGGCGGTGGTAAACCACCATCTGCTTTAGGTAAAAAGTTTATACGCAGTCCTGAATGGATTGAAAAAATAAGGCTTGCTAATTTAGGTAGACCCTCATGGAACAAGGGTAAAAAATTAACTGACGAGCAAAAAGCAACACAGTTCAGTCTGGCTGATTATATGAAAGACAAGCCACATGGAAGGCTTGGTAAATCAATGCCATCAGAGTCTATTGAAAAGATGCGTCAAAAAAAGGTTGGTAAAAAGCAACCAGCAGAGCAAATAGAAAAAAGACGGCAAAAGCTAATTGGTCGGCAATATACAAAAATTGTTTGCCCAAAGTGTGCTATGCAGGTATCCATTAATATGGCTAAAAGATATCATTTTGACAACTGCAAAGGGTTGCGTCCGTATAAAGCAAGAGTTACCATTGATGGCAAGCGTATTTTTTTGGGTAGTTTTGAAACAAAAAATTTGGCAATACAGGCTGAAATGCAAGCGTACAAAAACGCAAATAAACCGTTTCCTAGGGATTTTATTAGACTTAAAGGATTAAATATATGAGCATCGTTTTAGTCGGAAGTACGAGCGGGAGTATTACTTTGCAAGAGCCTGCGGTAAGCGGAAGCACGGTATTGTCACTTCCTGCCGTAAGCGGAACTCTTATCACCACAGGTTCTAGCGGTCAATCTATTCCTAAAGCCGCATTACCTACTGGTTCTGTGTTGCAAGTGGTTTCACAGCAAGCACCAGCAAATTACACAACAACTAGCTCTGCATTAACTCTTTTAACACAATCTTTTACTCCTACAAGTGCTTCAAGCAAAGTATTAGCATTTATGTCATATACAGTAGAAAGAAACGGTGGTAATTCAAGCAACTATATTCTTGTTAGTTTTTTAAGAAACGGTGGATTAGTAAGTAGCAACTGGGGTAATGCCACAGGGTATCAAGAATCTAGCGGTGCTAGAGCAGTAGCGACTAACACTATTTTGGATTCGCCAGCTACGACTAGTGCAATTTCTTATACGATTGTCGGAGATTTTAGTGCTGGTGGTGCTGGTGTGCCTTGGCAATTTTATTCATTTCAACTTACCCTTATGGAGATTGCGGCATGATAAATACTACTTACGCAATTTTTAAACTTAATCCGCAAATTGTAAAAACAGTAGGCGATGTAGCTTACGATGCAGACGGCAATGAAGTCGCATACGATAAAGCCGCAGTACAGGCTTATGTAGATGCTCATGCTTATATTGCTAAACGAGCCACAGAATACCCACCCATCACCGATTACATTGATGGTGTAGTAAAGGGTGACCAAGCACAGATTGATAAATACATTGCTGACTGCTTGGCGGTCAAAGCTAAGTATAAAAAAGGAGAAGCGTAATGGCGAGCGTCATAACGGCAACGACCACCTCAGGGCTTACCCAATCTGCTGACAATAGCGGTGTATTACAGTTAGCATCGGGTGCTGGTAACTTAGTTACTGTTCCATCGGTAACAGGCACAGCAATGGTTAGCGGTAATATGCCAGCGTTTAGTGCTTATCAATCTTCAGCACAAACCTTATCCTCAACAACATACACAAAAATTAACTTTCAGACTGAAGAATGGGATACTGCAAACTGTTTTGATAGCACAACTAATATGCGGTTTACTCCAAATGTTGCTGGTTATTATCAAATTAGCGGTGGCATATCGTCTAATAGTGGTGCAACAGGAATTATTGTAAATCTATATAAAAATGGAAGTTCACACAGATTTTTGTATTTTAATGGATTTGGTAGTTTTTCAAATTCTAATGGTGGGTTTGGTTCTGCCGTTGTTTATATGAATGG